GATGTTTTTTGCATTACGGCCTAAAGGATGCAGAGAAGACGGATTTCCCCAGTGCTCTGTTAGGCACTTGGTTATTTCCTCTACGACTTCTTTCTTGGGCTTGGTCGTAGCCGCATTGTCCATGTATATCATCCCTTGGTCTCCTTTTTCTGTTTCTTCTTTTCGTCGCGAAAAGCCCTATATCTTCTTGTGTAATCGTATGCGTCCTTAAAAATATTGCTAATAGCCTTATAAAGCTTAGGTTCATATTTTTCAATCGCTAGCAGATCTATTTCGAACCGAGCATTAAAGGGGCAGCCAGCACATCCAGTTCTCAAAAAACCATAATCTGTATAACATCTACTATGCTCTACTTTATAAAACTCTTCATATTCCAATCTGTCTTGATTGGTGAACCAATATATCGGATAAAAATCATCATATGCCTTTGATTTGTCAGAGCTATCTGATGTATTGTCCGAAAAACAAGACTTAATAGCTGTTGCTCTGACTCCACCCTCGGCTTTTCTCAATCCTAAGCACTTTAAATCTATGTGAGACTCTTTTTCATATAATTTACTGGGGTTCTTTTTCGCTCCTTCGCAGCATCTTGGAGAAACCAAAAAGGTGGGAGGGTTTGCGATCATAAATTCTTTCAAAAACGCCATGTGGTTAATGTTGTAGTCTGGCTTAGTATTACACCACCATTTTAAAGCGCTTTTACAATGCGGATACTTGGCAACCAACTCTTCATAACTCTTTGGACCATCGTTTGCAAAATCAAAATTATTGTTTTGTAACGTTCGTATTTTACCAGACGCATCTTTACTTAAAAACGGAATGCCATACTGTCTACATCCAAGAGGGACAGGCACCGACGATCTCAATCTTTTAATTGATATATGGTATTTCTCTTCAAGATACGTAAGATGGTCTTTGGTTGCTTGGTACTCGATTCCAGTGTCAAAAAACACATACTCAATTTTATTGTCCTTATCCACTCTCCATAACACATCCAGCATCACGTCACTATCGGCTCCACCAGAGACAGAGCAGAAAACTTTCTTATATTTATCGTCATTAATTACGCTGTATGCTTTTATCAAACTTTCTTTTATTGTTTTATTTTGAGGGCAATTCTCAAGCAAATCCGTCAGATCTGACACCCTCTTTATTTCTTGCGCGCTCATAACATTGCCTCCGATTCATTTTGTCGTGTAAAAATCATAGTCGCTCATAGTTAGCTGCAGATAATTGTTTCTGCCATATCTTACTTTGCTCAGAGTTCCAACTCCAACGATCTCTCCATTTTGCGGAGCACTCTCCCAAGTTCTATCATTCCAAGATACAAGCAATAGCCCGCTGTCATTATCTATGAACTTGCTGTGCTTTCCACCGCTCATGAACGCAGACTGATAATCATCACTTCTGATTAACACCGTTACGGGTTCAAAATCTGCTCCAGAGATACGATTGATTGCAGATAGCTGACGAATTAAATATTCGTTAACTTGGTTTGCATAAATCTCAATGTCGGCTTCAACTTTGACCGAGAACTCGACATCAGTAAGAACATCCTCGATTGCAATCTTAAAATCTTCAAATTTATCTACGTCAATAAATGCTCCGCTTGCAAGAGGATGCCCTTGACATACACATAACCCAGTTTGATTAGCAATGTCAAGCATATCCTCTACCCCTATTGCACGCATACTGCCACTATATTCATGTTTAATAATTTCGCCAGTTTCATCATCTAGTTCAATTTTTTCGCGCAAAACAAACAGCGGTCGCTGATATTGGCTGAGGAGCTTATTCGCAACTAATCCAGAAACCGATGCGTCCACATCGTTTGGCAACATGAAAAACATACACTTTCTGTCAAGTTGATCTTCTGCCTGTTGAACGACGTTGTCCATCAACTCCGCAACAATATTGTTCTGCAACTCTCTACATCCTCTCAAATCTGAAATCAGCGCATCCATCTCATCCTCGTCATCTGTGAGAAAAAGTTCCATGGCTTTTGTGTTTTGACCAATTCTCATAGCCGCATTAACAAGAGGCGCCACGCTAAAACTGATTGCTGTACTGTCGAACGCATAGCTGCCCACCACCTTTTTAATCAGCTGATGGTCGTAATATTTTAATCCTCGATATACGATATACCGATTTTCTGGCGAGTTCATCGACGTCATATCCGCCACCAGGCCAAACGCACCATACAACCATAGGTTAAGTTCATTTGCATAGTCTTCAAGATTCATGTGGTCTGCATATAACACATACTTCAACGCCACACCAGCTCCCGAAAGCTCTTTATTTGGATAATAGTTAGCCGAACTTACCAACACAAACGGCAAATCTGACTCCAATAATCTTCTCTCTGGAATGTGATGGTCAAACACACAGAGTCTCACGCCAGTAGAAAGTATTTTCTCATATACCGCAGGATCATTATTTATAGAATCGACAATTATCATCACATCAACATCTTTGAGTAACTCCAAGTCAAAATTCTCTGCTCCGTGCTCCTTGCCTTGATTGATTACGCACTGTACGTCTGCTCCACGTGCTCTCAGATATCTAACCATGATTGCGTTAGCACTACATCCGTCGACGTCAACGTCAGCCAGCACCAAGAATTTCTCTCCCATAGTAATTGCGTCTTCTATGGTAACATACGCTTCGTGTAGACCAATAAGTTCGTCAAAGTCAACCATATCGTCTTCTGTAGGAGCCAAAAACGCGCTCAAATCATCAATACCGCGACTTTGAAGTATTGCCTCGATAATTTCTTCATCGTCCATACTCGTTCCGTCAATACGAGCAGTTAATTGTTTAATCATATTCACCACGCTCCAACTCTTTAATTCTTCTATCTAAAGCGTCTCTTTGCTTCTTCAATAGCTGTACATCAATTGGTTTAAACATACCCCAATCGCCGTGCGCACCACACCACCAATGGTCTTCACAACCTTCGGAAGAGATTGATCCTGAGCCAAACCAATAAAAATCTTCAACCATCTCAATACAGTCTGTCTCTCTTGGACTTCCAACGTGATTGGCGCACAAGTGTCTTCTTTGACATTGACTGCTACAACAAACCATTATTTGCCCTCCGTATATGTTCCATATTTATTCCATTCTGAATTAATATCAGTTGCCGTAGACTGTGACCCGCCATTACTATTTAACGACGTTACAGTTCCATATGTAATCTCCCAATTACCCTGGCATGGGCATACATCTACGTGAGGAGCTACCCCTCGTCCACACACAGGACAAATCCACCCTTTCTGTTGCCAAAAACCATCTGGTAAAGGTAGGTCGCAATTTGAAGGTCTATATACTAAATCATTAACCGCGAAATTACACTTTGGACAATGTTCATTGCCGCCAGTAGTGCTTACCATCTCTTTCCCACATCTAATACACTGCATAATTAATCCTCCTTAATCAACCAAATCATATATGCCTAACTTGTTTTTTAAATTATACACCTCATCACGATAATCACCAGAGTGGAAGAGCCGTCTTTGTTCATCTATTGCAATGTCCAACATTCTAAATGCCATTATTAAAAGAACCAACTCATCTTCTGTGAAATCTTCTTTAGTGAACTCCCTCATCTTCATCCTCCACGTAATCATCAATAATCACACAACCGTCCATCTCGTTGACCCCTCTTGCAACATGCTCTGCCGCAACATAGAAAAATGCGTTTCGATCCTTATATAAATTTTCGTTTGGAACTAACACCACGCAGTTATCTGGAAACTGCTCTAACTTTTCTTTGAGTTCTTTGACCGTCATATCTCATACTCACCTTCTGTTAAATTTTCTATCGGTTCAATTTCGTTCTTCAATATATATTCAAATTCCGCCTTTGTATCGTCGCAAGGTGCCGACTTGTTCGCAAGCGAAATATTGTTCTCCCAATTCCAGTATTTGATACATATTTGTCGCATTGTGCAAAATGTTTTCAGTAGGTCTGCATTTCGCTTTGTGTTCTCAATCGGTAGGCCCTTGTCTAAAAGAAAAGTGACACTCTTAGGGTTTAGAGATAATAGCAGCTTGACTTGAGTAGAACTTAATGAGTTGCTCCCCAAAGCGACAACATTGTTGTAACCCCATGAGTCTAGTTTAAGTACTGACTTCTCGCTTTCTACAACAAAAACGTCGCTCTCGTATAATGAACTGTAGTTTTCAGAGTACCCAAAAAGAGTCTGAGACATTGGACACGATGGAGTCAAATACAAATACTTTGCTTCATACTCATCTGGCTCGTAGTTGCATCGACCCTTTATGCCAAGGAGCTCAGCTGTGCTTGTCCTAATTGGTAGCGTTATGCGTTGCGACTCCACACAGTATCCGACGCCCCACTTACGCTGCGTTGCGAGGCTTATTCCATCTCGTAACCATAGTAGACAAGGCGTGTTGCCATATTGCTTCAAGGTCGTTTCTGGATATGTTGTCACCTCAATTTCACTATTTGAACGCGATATCTTATCATACAGACCACCAAACAATCCAGACCTACGCTTATAGCTATATAGCGAATCAAGATGCAACTCCTGCTTTACGGCATTCATTACATCTCTAAACGGAATATTCTTGCTTTTCACAAGATAGTTGAATAGATCACAAGACAAATTACGCTCGTAGTCTTTGACAAATAAACTGTCGTTGTCTTGTAACCTAACAACAACTGCGGTGGGGTTCATGCCTTGTTCAAAAGCGCAGCGCAGTTCCTTGTGATTCCTGCGTATGCTATCAAAACCAAAGGCTTCAAGGATATGCTCTATGGACTCTGGTTGTTCTAACAGTTTTTCTTTGATATCTTCAAACATATCCTTTTGCCTCCTATCTTTATCCCATTTTTGCTGCCGCTTGTAATAAAACATTGTGTTCATTTTGGATTTCTCCATCAATTACCATCTGCAATAACGTGCTCAATGTATGCCCTAATTTTTTCCCAGTTTCATATCCGATACTAATTAAATCATTACCGTTAATCGCTAAATCTTTAGCGGAAAAACACTCGCCCTCTTGAAGCACATCTTCAAGTAGTTGCTCAATCACATCTACTTTTTCAATTCTTTCTGCACCGTATTCTTTCTTTTGCCCTTTGATATCTGCTCTACGTACATTCAAAAGTCTTCTAAATTGTTCTTCTCCAATTTTATTGAGCCATCTTTTAATGTACTTACGTCCGACTTCAAATGTGGCATCGTGATAATGAACCAATCCTGCTACGTCGTGTCGAGTTTTATTATCAAATCTCAGGCCTAGCATGATAGCGTCGGCTATCTCAGCACTTACTCTACCATGTCCTTTAAAATGCCTTGTCCCATCCTCGTCGTCTTGGTAACAATGCGGCTTTCCAAAGTCATGGAACAAAATAGCAAGTCGAGTTGTTAAGTCGCAAGACTCGTCATAACTTAATGCTTTTGCAGTATGGGTGAACACATCATAATCATGATACGGGTTGTTCTGCTGAAAATCTACGATGTCACACATTTCGGGTATAATTTGGCAAAACACTCCGACATATAAACGTAGAACAAACGGGAATCTGTTGCATATTACCATTTTACACAACTCACTATTGACGCGCTCTTTCGAAATATTCTTTAATAACTGTGCGTTTGAAATAATTGCGTACTTCGTGTGTTCCTCTATTTCAAAGTCCATCTGACAAGAAAATCTCAGCGCCCGCAATACTCTCAATGCGTCTTCTTGAAATCTATCATTTGCATTTCCAACGCATCGAATTTTCATATCTTTGATATCATCTAAGCCACCAAACGGGTCTATTAATCCCTCTTCATCATTGTAGGCAATAGCGTTAATAGTGAAGTCTCGTCTACTTAAGTCTTCTTCCAGGTTTGAAGTAAACGTTACTGTATCTGGTCGACGATTGTCAGAATAATCTCCGTCAATTCGAAATGTGGTTACTTCGTAAGACTCATCACCAACAACTACAGTTAGAGTGCCGTGCTGCAATCCAGTTTCAATTATTCTTTTATCATTAAAAATATTCAGCATCTCGCTCGGAGTGGCGGACGTGCAAATATCCCAGTCATTAGGAGTTCGACCAAGAATACTATCTCTTACACATCCTCCAACTATATATGCAGCGTGTCCATGGCTTTGTAACATATGAATTAAATCATTTGCATGGTTTGGAATGTTAATATTAAATTTCACCCTTTACCACCCTTTCATTTACGCTTGCAACAAACTCATTGATTGCTTTATAATTAGGCCCATCTGGAAGATTTGTATTTTTCTTTGCGTATTCAAGTCGCTTTTCACATTCATCAACCATTTCATAAAACTCTGCAATTGGCTGCCTATTATCGTCAAGATATTTACCGTTACGAATATCCATCAATAAGTCATGATCTGCATCTCGATATGTAATAATTTGCTCTTTTTCAAGGATATCAAAACACATCATGTAAAGACGTATGAGGTGCATCATGTGCTTACCCAATTTATCATGACTGATTGCTTTTTCGTTTCTGCTACCAATTTTGCCATACGACTTGACTATTTGCTGCATTTCAGCCCACATACCAGCATAATCCCTCAAAGGATAATGGTTCAAATGCGCGTCCATAAAGATCTCGGTATCATATCCGTCTTGCACCGCCTTATCAATATATAATTTGATAGCATCATCTGGCATAGTTAAGTATCTGTCTTTGAACACATACTGGGCGTTTTCAATTGTTTTATAAATATGCTCTTCGTTTTGTGCTTGACCAACGAGTCGATTTGATTTGTTTTCAAGCCTTCTAAGCTGCTGATTAGCATATCCGCCAAAAGAATGAACTGCTCTCTTAGAAAGGAACAGATGTGCGTTGTCAAGAAGTTCGCGCCCAACAGGAGATATATAAAGATAGTGCTCTGGTTTATTGCCGAGCATCTCAATTGTGTTTGGATTGACATTGCTCAGCAGAGAGACCAACTTGTTAAAAGCATAAATAGTGGTGTCTGTTTCTTCGTTGACAAACTGCTCAAAATTCTCGTTAGTCAAAATCTGCATCTTACTATTCAGAGCACACCCACGAATATCCAAGTCACTATTCTCGTTGTTTGTTCCATAAGCGTGACTACCGCCAAGAGTTAAAAGAATGATATTCCGTCCAAGATTTGCATCAGTTTTTAAAAACCCATATTCATCCGAATTTACTTTCTGTCTAATCTGCTCAATGTTCATTTACTATACCTCTTTGTTCAATCGTCCATGTGCGACATTGCGTCGTCATATCCTTCCCAATTATCAACGCCCCAAGCTTCAAGAGCACACAACTTACTGTGGCTCTCACACAGTTCGTCGTACTCCTCTTTGGTGATTACATGATCACTTCCTTGCACTCTGACACCACGACCGCCAACAACATCAAGTACCTTTTCAATCTGCTTAGATACATGTTCTTAAATACTTTGTCTGTTACAAGCGTCCACTCGCCATTGCGGCGCACCTCACACGCCATATGAATATCTGTTCCCATGCGTCGTTTCTCCTTTTCATTTTGTCGCGTTATTATTATAGTCTCGCTTTGCAGTTTTGTCAAGATACCTTGGAATTTATTTACAATTTGTTTACAATTTAATCATTTTGTTGTGTGGCGAGTTGTGCGAGGGCTTGTTTTTCGGTGATCAGGCCGAGTGTGATAGCTCCAGGGATGATGGTGCCATCCTTGAGGGTTTGATTGTAAAGATAATGCCAAATGAAGCCGCCAGCCGTTTTGTGTTTCCCTTGACAGCATCTAATTATTCCTGATTTTAAAATATCAAGTGCATCCGATGCTCCTTGTATCCAACTCCAAACCTTAATTAATTCATCGTTACCAGTGCATTGCACAATAGGCTTAGATAGTTTTAATCGATTATTTTCTTTCCATTCTGGCGTAGCGTTTCTGGCTGCAATTGCCTCTCTTTGCTTTTGCTTCGCCTCCTCTGTGTGCCGATGGTTGTGAAATCCTGCAGTTTCTTTTTGATTGGCAAGGCTCATATTCTTTCTGTGTTCATCTGTAAAAACCATTCCAACGTGAGACCTAGACATTTTTTCTTTAGTTTCTTCGCTATGATGTTTACCTTTCATAGTGCCAGGTTTACCAATTAAACTATTGCTGATTTTCTCCTTGTGCTCAACAGATAATACCTTCCCTCTATGTGCGTTGCCAATCTTATCTCTAGTTTCTTGCTTGACTTCTCTACCAGCAGACCCGTCTCCGCCGTCAGTTTCATTATACCCATATGCTGGTTTTTTGTATCTTCTGCAATTTGTTTTAAATAAGGCAATTAACATTTTTTCCATATGTTTTGCTTCGTCGTGGTCTAAATTAACAGCCCAAATAATATGCTCAAAACCATCCCATCCGTATTTTTGAATAGCATTATAAAAAACTGGTTGAGAATTCTCTTGATATTTTTTACCATTTGCGCCCCATCGATTGAACGGATTACCCTTAGCAATTCCTATATATGCCTTATTATTCGTAATACATTTGTGTATATAGATACTCCACTTGTTTTTGTTAAAAACTATATTTTCAATTGCATTCATACCTTTATTATTTTATCTTCCCTCTAATATATGTCCATGCTTTGGGCGACACCAACACGGTTCAGACCAAACTGCCATTGCGCCGAAAAACTTTAACATAATAGCGCATCCACTAGAGTCAGAGTTTTCAGAATTTCTTGACTTACCAAGAAAACACATTTTCCAAGAATATTTTGGATCACACTCATATGGGCGCTCCTCATATTCTCCAGTTGTTTCGTTTAATACTTTTTGAAAAGGAGCGCAATAAAATCTGGTATTCGTCGGGTCCAACTCTTCTTTATATACATCTCTGAGGCAGAGCAGCGTATCCAACTGCTCAACAATACCTTTAGCGCCACTAAGCATTTGAGAACCCAAGAACAAATTTCCTTTTTGATTTTGCGCCAACTGTACAGAACAACACATACAAATGTTCAACTTTTTTGCAAGAATATCTAAATCTCTACTATACTGAACCAGCTCTTCCCATCCTGCAAGACTATCATTTCTTCTGTTTGAGTCTGCAATCTTAAGGGTATCAAAGATAACCACTCCATAACCCAATTGTAAAGCATAGTATCTTACTTTGGATTTTACAATGTCGAAATTATTTTCTGCGAGCTGAATAAAATGAATCCTTCCATTGTAATGCGCATTAAAATAATCCTTAGCCTTATTTACCATTTCAACTTGTTTTGCATCTCTTTTAAAGGAGCCAGACATTAACTTGTTTTTGGTTACATCCGTATAATGAAAATGCTTGTACAAAATAAAGAGCAGCATATTCATCTTCCACACTTTTGACGACTGTTCGTTGCAAATTATCAAAATCTTTTCCGACAAAGCCATCGACATGGCCACTGAACTCCAAAAGCTTGTCTTTCCACTTGACGAAAATCCAGCAACATAATGACTAGCCTTCTTAGTGAAACCGAGAGTTAATGACGATAAATACGGAAATACATTCATATCCTTCCCGTCACAATCCTTTCCAGCCTTTGCATATGGAACGCCGTATTCTTTTTCGTCTGCTAAGTCTTGAATAAAATCATCCGTAATAACGACATCTTCATCTTCGAGAAGATTTACATCATATCCGCCATCATATACTTTGCACAATTGCGCTTCGTACCAATCTACAATTTGATTTGCCTTCAAAGATTTAAAATACTCCAACGGAGTGATTTTTCTATCTCCAATAACCATTTCTTTTTCAAGGTTAAAACCTCTGTTATAGAGACGCAAAATTATGTTGCATTTAGACAGAGAATCCAAAATGCTATCCTTATTTCGCTCAGAAACTATGCTCGCGATGTTGTTAATTTCTTTCCAACCACCTCTGTTCTGAAACTGGTCTAGAATGTCTCGTTCAAGGTTACTAACAACAGCGACTTCATTAAACTCGACAATACCTTTCGACCTAAGCTGCTTTGCTACTTCGAAATAAAACTTTCCATCAGACGATAAAAAATCTTTAGACGATAGTTTAGTTTCATCAAGAATTAATGGATCTTTCCAAATTAAACCTATTGCAGAAGCTTCGGCGTTTAATCGACCGTCTAATAATTTTTCATTGTACTTTGTTTCTACACCGCTAACCCATACATTTTTCATATTAAATCATCCTCTACATCATACAATATTTGTTCTTCTACTTTTGGTTTATGTTCTAGTGTTGGCTCAAAAAGTTCGAACGAATTTTCCTTAGAGATATTCGGGCTACATATAGTTACGCTCTTCGGTCTAAACCCCTTGATTTTATCTCTAATAATCGTACTTATATAACGAATTTTTGCGTATTCAGACGAACTCAACCTTGCAATCGCAGAGGTTAAATACGACTCGTTTTCCTCCAAGTACTTAGCGATTTTTGCGTTGTCAGCTACCTTTAACCACACCTGCCACTCTTTGTAAAGAGCAGTCGAAATAATTTCCTGCTCGCCCATAATTCCGCAAATCAGTCTGTACACTCTTTCTTTATCTGCAGCTTCGCGCTGTTTCTTTTGCTCGTTCTCGTTGTATTCATTAAGCGAGCAGTAATACTTATTGCCGTTTTTCGCCGCAATTTTATATGCTGTATCTCTGTCAATCTTTTCCCCACAAATCTGACACTTAACAAGCATCATTATCCCTCCTCATGAAATCTTCCACACAACCAGGTCACAATAGGTATAAGCACCCACACCCAATACTGCCACGACAAAATACTGATGTCGTTAAGCGCAAGCATAGCTCCATTTAAACCAGCACATAGCCAAAAAATAATCAATGCAATATTCATTTCGTCGTGTTCTCCTTATCATAATAATTTCCTACGACTTCTCTGTCACACCAATCAAAATCACCAAGACTAATTCCGCTCGAACCAACCATGTACATCCCGTGGTTCTTGCTCCAAATCACTCTGCCAGTCAAGCTGCCAAGATTGTCCCGCACTTTTACAATATCATTCTCCCAAATCTTCTTGTGATTTACATCATACAGACCGGTAAACTCTGAGAGCGTCTCTGACACAATCGGATATGTAGTATATGCATAAAAATCCCCGCAGTCTTCCTTAACTCTGATTCTGTCTTCATCATACGGCAAACCAATTACCCAGTTGTCGCTTGCCTGGCAAATTCCTTTAAAAAGTATGTCTCGGCACATTGATACATCCCCCTCCAGAATTCGTTGTGGTGGTAACAGAAGCGTAAAGACGTGACAAGTCTTCAATGGTATGTGACGTTGCGCTCGTACACCATCTTAAATCAATGGTTTGACTCTCTGGTAAATACGGCTTCAACAATTCTGGGTTTGAAAACGCATTTCCGACAACCTCTAGTTCTGTGTTATCATCAAACGGATGTTGCAACACTTGATATACAAAATCGCGCCAACTCATTTCCGCCGAACCACAGCTATAACGACCCTCAACTCCGCCATGTAATCTAGTTCCTGGTCGTGTTAACTGAATCGTAGAAAACATCTGTTCCTCTACGAACCACTGAACCAAAAATCTCTCAGTGCCATAACGATTTTTCGCCTGTAAGATATCCATGTGTCCGATGCGATGTCCTTTGTCGTCTGAATATGACAACACGGGGCAAATAGTTTCTGACATAATCGGAACCGCCTTGCCGTCAATAGTGCCAATGTCCCCGTCCAAATACGGGTAATCATATCTATGTTCTGGCTCTTCCTGCTCTAAAATGCAGCAAAAATTCTCAGCCTGAATTAGATTTCCCTCAATCCATCGGCCGTTCAACCAGACGCCGCTGTAATAAATTCTATCGTTGCTGTTTTGATCTTCGTGCCAACCTCTGAATATCATTATGTAACCCCCTTCATTTTGTCGCGTTCGTATTATACCATAACTTTTATGTTTTGTCAATACTGTTCATAAATTATTTACAAAAAGGCGGAAGAGTTGCCTCCCCCGCCATAAATCATATTAGTTTAGAATTGCCTTGATTTCCTTTAGAACATCAATGCCAAGTGAAGCATCGAGCTTAGTTGCTCCGTTAGAGGATAGAACTGCCTTTACAGACGCCTTGGTGTCTGCGTTTGCAGTCTTAAATGCTGCACGGATATCTGCCATAAGCTCGTCGACGCTAGGCTCGTCGTCAATATCGAAAGGAGCATTGTCTACGTCCTCGGTTACCTCGTCGTAGAGCTGATCTTCAACCTCGTCTTCGTCAGCTGCAACAGTTACGGGTTCGGGCTTCGTAGACTTCTTGGTTACTGTTGTTGCAGGAGCGACATCGCTACCTTCAGCTTTAATAGCATCTGTAATAGCTGCAATAAACTCGTCAACATCGAGATTGATTTCGTCTACTATCGTAGAAAATCTACTCTTTGCATCTGCAATCATTGCAGAGTCTCTAAATTTAAGACGACGGCTCTCGTCGAGTACGGCGTCTCTTGTTTTCTTCTTCTTTGTAACAACATTTGCTTCTCCAACTTCTTGTCTCTCAATTACTCTGTTGAAATATCCAAAGCTTACAATATGGCTAATATTTTTAATGCTGTTAAAGTACTTCATAGACATGTTTGCGGTTAGCGTTGTGTATGTGTTACCAGAGAACAAGTCCGTCTGATCTTTCTCTTTAACGTGAGCAGTCCACCACACTCTAACTCCAACGTTATCCAGTCTATTGATTTCTCTCTTAACTACATCAATGACTCTATCGAGACCCTTACCAAAACCGCCTTCGACTGAATTAATTGACGAAGCAGCCTTAAATCCCTGTTGCCCCATGTTTTCTGCATTCCATGCTTTTACAGTATATTCCTCTGCAATTTCGAATGCAGCGTCAAGAGTGTCCATAACGATAACCTTGAGGTCTGGATAATCAGAATCTTTATTTTTAACAATATCGTCTACAATTTCTTTAAATCTCTTCCATGTAGGAACTCTCTCTGCCACAACGCCATCAAGGGCTGAAATACCATTTTCGCTACCCATATCGCACACGATGTAACCAGTGTCTCCAAACAACTTGTCGCACGTCTTATACATCAACGTGGTCTTTCCAAATCCACTCGGGGCCATGACTCCGATCATGAAGTCGTTCATATTTTTTGATACAATATTTTTCTTTCCAAACTTACCCATACTTTATTCTCCTTTATTCATTTTGTTGTGTTAAGATTACGCCTCAACGTCTTCCTCTCTCATAACCATCCAGTTGCCTGTCGTGGTCCAACCGCCGCCATCTTTCGCATTTGCTTCGCAGCACAAGAACACTGCCTCGTTGGTCATCTTCTGCCACACCGCAAGGAACGCCTCGTTTACAGGCGTGTCCTCAACTCCAGGATACGTACCAATCAACGTCGCGGCCAGCTCCTGCATTGCATCAACCATATCATTGTGAATATCAATTGCCTCGTAAATTCTCTCCATGCTCATTCCCTCCATCAAATATCGTCATCTGCGAAAAGATCAATCTCATCATCATCACCGTCTGCTACTGTTGCAGGAGTCACTTCAATAACGGGAAGCTTGCGAAGGTCATCCACACTATAGACCGTCGGCTCACTACCCTTGATGCTGTTCTTCGCGATAGACTGCACTCTAGTCTCAGTAATTCTGTCGCCATACATCGAACCACCAAGACTCTCAATAACATCCTCAAGACGTACCAATCCGTACTCGATGTCTTCTCTGGTTGCCTCGTCCAAATCGTCAATTGTAATCTGCTTGGTCTCTGCTCCATCAATCATCTGGCAGTTAAGCGAGATTTTTCTTACAACTGCATCATCATCAAACGTAGTGAACTTCTTCTTGAAGCCCTCTGCTCTCTTTGCTGCTGCCTCATCGCCATCACCGTTAATTACCAGAGTCATAGGAACAAATCTCGTTGCCTTGATGTTGCGGAAATAATAGTCGGTATAACAGTTGAACAGATACTTCTTGGTCTCATCATAGCTCTCAGCGTCCAGAGAGTCTGCGGTGTAATACGCATCAAGGAGCAATTCTGCCTTGGGAGTTGCATCATCATCCGCCTTGTAAATCTTATTTACAGTCAGAGTGCGGTAATACTGCTGCTTTTCTGCGGAGTACTGGAAGTCAACATCACCAAGAATTCTGAACATGCAGTCATCGTACTTGCCACTCGTCAAAACCTTCTGCATCAGCTGAGCCATGTCGGTCTTCTCGATGAACTGATACTTCTTCTTTGCTGCAGCCAGCTTCTCCTCATACGTTCCCTCTTCCTCAATCTTCTTGCGCTCTGCATAGGACAGTAGGTCAACGGTATAAATCTTCCATCCTGCTACCTTTGCAATCTCTGAAGGATCTCTGCGCTTATCCCACGCAATCTCGATGAGCTCAGACTTCTTGCCCTCTGCTGCTCTGGAGCGAGTTAGGATTTTGTTCTTGGAGTCGTCCTTCCACTTCCCACCCTCGATTGCGGTAACAAATCTATTCCCACCGCTAATTACATTAAACTTCAGACTGGTATTCTGCCAGCCAGACTTCTCAAAATCCTTTACATCAAAAGCACGGAACTTCTCCGTATCTTTCATTGACTTAATCTTACCAATGATCTCGAATTTCATAATTCTCAAATCTCCTTTTCATTTTGTTGTGTTAAAAATATCTTGGGTCTGCGTTCAAATTATATGTAAGGTAAATATCTATATCTTCCGTACCACACAATAAGTGTGACGTATTTCTTTTGCACTTTTTGCACTTCATCGTTACGTACATTTCATCGAGGATTGTATGACCCCTTATGTCTTCTTTATGCAAATCGCCGCAGCACTGACATTGCAATATCTCCTTTCGTCCGACATCCATACCACCACTCCTTTCATTCATTTTGTCTTCTGAACTACAGATATTATAGCACAAATGTCGGAAAAAGTCAATACCTATTTACCATTATTTACAATTTATTTACAATTACTGTAATTTGCACCGTTTTGTCTGCGATGACAAGCATGTTTTTGTGTGCTTTGTAGAGTAGTAGATCATCTACGTTTACATATACATCATGACCATTGATAATAGCACCGAGTCTTTTGCCATCGTTAATAATTTCAATCTTATCACATCTAAACACCTGGGTTCCCCATAGTTGATGTTCGACCATTACCTTGCCTTTTTTACTGTTAAAATATTCTGTTTGTCCAAAAATTTCTGTCATTTTAATACCCCTTTGTCCCAGTTATTGTTTTAATTATAGCATGAGAACGTATGTTCAACAACGCTTAAATATTGGTTAATTTGCCCATATATGTCACATATTCATTTTGTCGTGTACTCGACTGGTAAAAGCCTGCGATCATTCGCAGGCCTCTATATCTTTTTGCATTTGCGCTAAGCATTCATCACATACTTTAAACGATATGATATCATCATCATATTTTGGTCTAACAATTTGAAACTTAACTGTTGATGGTTTATTGCAACAAATCAAGCAAGTACAGTCATTATCCTCTGTGAGTTTTATTATTTTCATAAATACCTCCTAAATTTGTCAAGAACAGTTGATGCTGAATGTTCTCCCATAAATCCAAACCTATAACAAACTCTTCTACCGCTGTCTGTGTTTAGATACTCGCGCAAGTCATCTATTCCCTTCTCTTGCATCTTTTTGTGCAATTCGTGCCACAGACCACTTGCGTTGATGCTCTTTGGCGTCATTTTAATGCCGAGATATTCGCTTATAATTGTAACTCTTCTGTGGAGCCATCTCATGCGGCGTCGGCGATCGTCTGCGTTATTGATATTGTCGTTTTCATTGATAGTATTGCCGCGAATTTTATAAATGCCGCCAGTAGAAACCACGATGACTGTGCTCTCATCATTATAAGATATCAGAGCATCCTCTTCAAATGCCTTCCTCACTATCTCGTAATCCCTATCAGACAACACGATCATCTTGCCAGTCCTGAAATATATCTTATTTTCCTTTGTGCTTAATTGGTCTGAGGTTAAAAATGTAATTTCTTTGAGGTTTTCGCCTCCCACTCCCATAAACAACAAACTCAATATTGCTTTATCTGTGTAGTTCAATAAATCATCCTGCATAGTTTGCAGCTGCTCTTTGGTTATCAACATTTGCTTTACAGCATCTGCGTCCACGCATCGATTGAGGTCATCTCTTGTAACAGCTTCATATGCGTTATCCAGAGATTTGCCTTGCGTATGCAAAAACCAGCGTGATGCGTGCTTTAATGTTAAGTTCCAATTTTGCAGTGTGCGGTTTGATTTTACTTTTGCGTCAGTGTACATTTGTAATATCTCTTCTTTTGTGAACTCATAGAACACTTTCCCAAATCTTTTCTCGTTACCAAGTGCTCTATTGAGAACTGCGTTTACCATAGTTGTCGAAACCACTCTACTTCTAAAATACTCTTTTAAAAACTCCTCTTTTTGAGATTCCAATGTATACACATAACTCACTCCTTCGGGTTATTATTGTAACACGACAAAACACTTTATGCAAGCATTTTGTCGCGTATACCTTTAAACTAAACCATCAAGTACGTTCAAGACTTTCTCTTCGTCTTCTTTGAATACGTCAATATATCTCATTGTGATAGAAATGTTTGAATGCCCCAACTGCTTTGCGATTGCCTTAACTGGGAGCCCCGCCTTTGCCAATTGGCATGCTGCGCTTGATCTTAGCTTGTGGAAAGTGATGTGCTTTCCGAGGCCAATTTCATCACAGTACTTTGCGAGCATTTCATTAAGAGCATCTGGAGAAATTCGGTTCTTCTGTCTTGATAAGAATAATGCGTTTGACGCAACGTTACCATATTCCTTGTTTCTAACCTGTATCCAATATTGCAGCATTTTCTTAACGTTGGCCCCGATTGCAATACTACGAACCTTTTGACGTTTCTCAATAACATTGATTATGCCGTTGTCAAAGTCAATGTCCTGAATGTTTAGATTAATCATGGCAGAAATTCTAAGTCCAGTTGCAAGAGCGAGACTGATGATTGTCTTGTCTCTTAATCCCATAACTTTATTTGGGTTATTGTCTGTCGCTTTCAGTAATTTATTGATTTCTACCTTTGTCAAAAACGTTACTTGATGTTCTGTGTTGTTCTTTGGTCTGCTTACTCCAGCAATAGGATTTTCATCTATATATTTTCTAGTTAACAAGAAATTGAAGAAATGATTGAGTGAACTCCATCTTTGCTGTAAAACATCGTCGCCCATTCTTTTAGTTCCAGATGATGTCTTTTTGGTTTCAAGTGAGATAAAATATCTTTCAATGTCAGTAACTGCAATTGCTTTATAGAAATCATTCTTCATATTGTCGCCACATGCAAAATTTACAAAGTGCAAAAGATTGTTAATATACACGTTGATGCTTGTATACGCCTTTCTGTTTGCTCTTAACGAAATATAATATTCGTTGATTACTGGAGGCAAATTCTTTAGCTTTGCATCCATCTTTTCATAGAATTGTGTTTCTTTTTCCAAACGACCAGTTAAAGTACTCATTGATTTACCTCCTTAATTTTCACAAATATAATTAAACCACATTAAAGTTGCAAAGATCCACACCATCCAGCCATCTTTGAATATCGAAGTGACCGCCAAAACCACAAGCCACAATACTGTTGCTTCAAACTTTGAATAACCAAAACCTCTCATTATTTACCTCCTTTGTCATGTCTGTGGATATATCTAAACCAAATGATTGTAAAAACAATCCACAATACAAAGTTTCCTCTGAATATTGTAGCCACGCACATGCCAACTACATACAACACGGTTGCTTCATCGTTCTCCAGTGCATACATTGAGTCAAACTGTGGTTCTTGCTTTACGATTGGTCTTGCGGGTGATTGCTCCGCAACTTTCTTGCGCCTCTCCAAAACTCTTTGTCTATGTGCTTCATACTTATCCACTAATTAGACCTCCCTTAATTTTTTACGAGACTTCATTACCTCTCTTTCTGTCCAATATGAATGTTCATCGTACTTCTTAAGAGCATTGCATTGCTTCTTGAGGCATTCGTGGCACTTGAGCGTTTTGACCGTTAATGCTGCGTGATGATATCTGCAGTACCCAATCGCCTTAGATCGACTGACCTGACTCCCGTACAGACCGTGGAGCATTTGCGTTCCGTTGATGTCCATGTCAGCCTCCTCAAATGATAGCGTTCAGCTCGTCAACCGCATACTCTGCAGCCTCGAGCCAATCCTGTTGGTCGTCGCTATCATATGCGTCATTGAGTTCATCAAGTACATCATCAAGCGTACCAAGCGCCTCTTCTGAGTCATATGCTCTCTGGCTGTTTTGCAAATTCTCTGGAATGTTCTCAAAGTATTCCGACTCATCGTCTCTTACGTTTTCCAGATCGTTGATGCAATCTCCCAAGTCTTCCTTGCTGCCCACATTCTGAAGTTTCATGATGATTTCATAGATTTCTTTTCTGCGCTGCTTGTTCATAATTCATGTCTCCTTTGATTTGACTTTATTATAACATCATTTTGAAGTCTTGTCTAGTCATTTTGTCGTGTTTTTTCTAGATTGTACTGGAGTAGTTAATGCTTTATCTATTGACCATCCAGATTTCTTAATTCTAGCCCATACCGTCCAATAAGGAATATCTTTGATTTTAGCCCACTCTTTTAAACTGTGTACCTCTCCATCAAATTCATAATCAATTTTCTCGCATTTTGCAACTGGTGTTTCGAAAATTCTACTTACATCCCAACCCCAACGCAATCTATCTTTAATTATTTCTCTTTTAATATTAAAAAACTCAGCCCATTCGTTGATAGTTTTTGCTTCGCCGTTATATATTAAAATATGGTTGGTTGTTTTATTGTTTGCTTGTTCTTTCAAATTTGCCCACCGACAATTAGATGGCTCATAATTTCCATTTGTGTCTATTCTGTCTATAGACAGACCAACTTGATATCCATTGGCGAGCGCCCAGTCTCGAAAACAGGCAAAACTTTCATCCCATTCTTTACAAACGCAAATTCCTCTTCCACCATAGTCTTTATAATGGTTATGCGATGGATGAGAGCACCTATCTCTCATACCTCTCCAACTATTATATAATTGCGTTAACTTCCCTCTCTTCGCTTCTCCGTGCTTCTCCATAATATCGTATCCTTTTTACTTTTTCATTTTGTCGTGTTTTTTGTATTATTATACATATATTTTCAAACATGTCAATATATTTCTGCAATCGTTTACAATTTATTTACAATACGACAATCAATGAGAATAAACGGCAGTTATCGACCCACAATTTTTTGAATAACATCTCCTACATCTGTCGCATGTCACGCCAGTTTTCTGCCCATTCTTATTAACAGCTGGGCAATGAACAACGGAATTTAACGATGCATCTGTTCCGTCATCATATATAAATTTATTTAATCCAGCAAAATCATACCCTTTTGTATTTCCGTTCCATTCTGAGATATTACATATTAAATTATCTGGAAATCTCTCATATTCATTTAAATATCTTTCAATAAACGCAAATCTTTTTGTATAAAAATAGAACATGATTGACGGCAGTTCAACAGCTAATCTCACCATATGCAGCAAATAATCATAGCTGAATATTTCCCCACTTGAGTGCCAGCGCAATACCTGAACTTTCTTGCTAATAAGCTCGTCCTTAATTTGTGAAAATCCATCATCCAAACTGTGTCTCATGATCACAGTATTCTTACCCAAACTCGGAATGCACGTATTATGATATCTTCTCGCGTCATTGACCGCATAACACGCCTTTTCACATCCGTCGCAGCATCCACCGCAAGTGCCGCGAACATTTGTTAATTGTCCTTTGTCCTTTGTAGAAAGCGGCTCATCTCCAGGCAACAGATTAAAAGCATAAACTCCTTTCCCGAGCTTACTATTTCCCTTTACCAGAGAGATTTTCATCGTAGAATCGTAGTTAATTTCGTACAACATCTTTTGTTCTCCTTTTCATTTTGTTGTGTAATGCTCATCCACATACTCGAGCATTTCTTGTTCAGTGTCAAATCTCGCTATCCAATCAACGTCGCATATACAGTGTCGTCCTTGCACATCGACAAAATAAGTAATGTCATGATTATAACACCATGTGGCGAATAAATTCTTTTGCTGCGCGGTCATTGCTCACTCTCCGACAACTATAAACAGAAATTTCTTGCCCCACTTGAGATTGATACAGTCAAAACCATCCAAAGAAACACACAATTCTGGCTTGTTTCTTCTCACTTCGCTGATAGACTGCACAACCCCAGCTTCTTTCATAACCGCAGGCAGAAATCTTGTTTCCGTAAACAGCGTATTCTGCTTTTCATTTTCTTCCCAGTCTCTTTCGTTGAGAGCAATAAGAGTGCTTGCATCAACAAGCGGTCTACCAATTACAACATTTTGAATCATAATTACCTCCTAAATAAATCGGGTTGATATTCCATATAATCTTCTGTCAAATCACATTGAAAACCTGCCGCAACTACAGTAAAACCTCGTCTATTAAGCTCTGCGCACACTTCGTCTGCAAGCTCATAACCGTTACACTCGGAGCCAACAACAATGTCAAGACTAATTTGAATTACTCTCTTATTTTCCATAATTACCTCCTTAAAATCACTCTTTTATGCGGTCATATGTGCTTCTTGCATTTCTTCCCAAGTAGGCATATGCTCTAAATCATCATAGCTAAAAGCAAGGATTGCCCTTGACAACCTACACATAATCTCCACATCATCCATTGCTTTTGCACCCACATATGCCGTTTCAAGATAGTCAAGAATAATCTTTTTCTGTTCTTCTGTGTTCATATATATTTACCTCTTAAAATCGTCATTTTATTCAATACAAAATATCTTCCAGTTAGTTATGTTATCATCGTCCATACACCAAGCATCATCGTCATTCAATTCGCCTATACAATCATTTGACAAGATTTCGTACTGCCTTTTCATTACTTTGTGTGCTTCGTCATAGGTATCAAAAAATTCTGGCTCTTCAATATCGTATTTATTGGCATGAATCAGAATATATCGTTTATCTTCCATATCTGCACCTCATAAAACTATCTTTTTAATTTACTTCCCAACAATCATCTATAAACACGTCTGCAAGATTGGCAATTAACTCACCATCCGAAATATCGTCAAACATTTGTTCTGCTTTTTTCTTTGCTTCCTCCTTATTCTTTGCTTCAATTTCAAACAACCAACCACCCTCGTAGTGGACATTAACATTAAATTTCTTCATAATAACCCCCTTATTTTATTGCAGACTTAATAAATTCGAACAAGGAAATTGGCGTAACGTATGAGTTTTCTTTGTCTTCAATACCATCAAACAGACCAATCAAACCTGCATATCCGTTTTTGCTTACTACAACAAATGACTTTCCATTAGATAGTGTAATTTTGAAAAACTTATTCATATTCAAAACACCTCTTTCCAACCATTGCGTCGAATAATGCGCCGCATGTTCTCTACACCAACAGGGTTCTGCGAGTGGATGCGAATAGGGTAGTTGCGTCCAGTTGCTTCGAGCCAATCGAGGAGGCGAATGTAGTCACCACCATCGTGATAAAAGTCACCAGCGTCATGGTCAGTAGAAATCACCTCAAGTTGCTCTCCATAGGGGATAACATGGTTCTCCCACCACTCGATATGATGTTTAGCATCATTTACGCTTCGAGCCCAAAACCATCCCTCAGGTGCGGGTCTTACATCATCCACCCATAACTTCATATTTCCTCCTTATACATCACCAAATAACGGCTACACAATTCATGTTCATTCTTCTTTTACAATCATCAATGTTGTTAAAATAGTAATTTGCTTCAAAGTACGGCATATATCTTTTCTCGCCATCTATTTCTACACAATAAATTGGTTTGCCATTATAAACTTCTACGACAAAGTTTGCTTTATACTTGTTGTAACATTCTTCTGTGCAAAAATATTTGGTTCTAAATGTATTTAAGTTTTTATTGAGATATCTTCCTCTAAAGTTTCCGATAAACCAATCATTTAATTTATCTTGACTATAAGGACAAGTGTGTATATAGTTTCTCATTTTTAAATCTCCACTACATTGCTCAATCTATCAATTTGAGCCTGCGCTCTTTTGTGCTGAGCCTCAATTTTTGAACGAATCTGCCGCAGTGCATCATTCTCCAACGCCTCATACACTTTCCACTCATCCCAGTTTCCAATGATGTTGTGTCCACCGCTCGTAAACGCATATCTTGTATTCTGGAAGCGATCTCTAGTAAACAAAAAATCTCCCCACATAATTCTATATCCGATACCTAGGAGATATTCAACTTTAAAATACAGACCACCAGTACAATGATTTCCGCGCATACTAGCGCTAATATAGGCATGTACAGCGCCACCAACATCTGGGCTAAATGCGCTCAATTGCTTTACATATCCCTTGATTGTCTCAAGCTGCTCCATGATTGCATCAAACTTTGCCTCTTCTGCTGCGTCCGCAAGAGGCTTATAGTATGCCACAGTTTCATCTGCCACTTTCTTTGCTGCAGCGTACTCTGCCATCAATGCGTCAAACTTGGTAGTCGTAGGCTGTTCGTAGGTTACGGTTACTTTAATATTAGTCATGTTAATCATCCTCCTCCTTATTGTTTAGTTTCTCAAGAATCTTATCGGCAATTTTATTAAGGTGTTCCATTCTCTGCTCATCACTCTCAAAACACCCAGTGTAGTCACCACCAATCTCTGCTCCATAAATAACTTCGCCAAGACATTCAGGATAGTCACACCTCAAATAACCAAAACGCAAACGAACATACCCAACCTGGAGCCCATCTGCATCATACACATCATATTGTTCTGGACACATTCCGCCAGTACAGTCAAACTCAAGTCCTTTGATTATCATATTGTACCTCTTTGTTAATCATCTAAAACGCGAAAACAATCTGCGCTCACAACATCCTCATATCCAAAGTCCTTGAATACTTCAAATGCCATCAGGCGATTTACCGCGCATACAATCTCTTCTCCTTCATATCCATCGCTGCATTTATATACGATCTTGTATAGATTCATTGCCACAAATCCTTTCTTGTGTTAATGATTTCGTCTATTGCATCGCTTTCACTGCCACCACGCTCAGCCATGAGTAGTCTCACCTGATACCCAAGTTGCAACGCTGCATCGATCGTCTTCAATGAAACAACTTGCGTCAGTGTCTACTGTAATGTCAAAAGTTGTACCACCATTAGCAACACAGTCGTCAATCATCAGGCTCAGTTCTCTAAGAAAATCTTCCTTAGTGGTGAATTTCTGACCAGATCCACTGGTAAAAGTATCAGCAATATAAAATTTCATGATTTATTTCTCCTTTCAGCTCGTATGCGTCCGCAATCGCCCAGACGTTTTGTTATACTCTTAGATTTTCCTCATTGCGCATTACTGCATCAATCAAGAAGTTCGTCTTCTGCTCAACGTCCATCCGTGCCCAACAATAATTCAGAATACTCTCAAACAGCTCAATACCAGAAAGCCGTCCGAAGTTTCTAATTCTGGAGAAATCTCCACCGTCAGAAAAACGAATTACGTCTCCGATGTTGCGCATCTTTGCTCTCATGAGCGCATTGTACGTTCTTCCCGTCATGCGAAGGTTTTCAATCGGGTCATCCATGATGTCTTCCATAAACGGTAAAACGACGCATCTCTTCTCGTATACGTCTCCGAGTGCCTGAGAAATCTTCTTGCCGCTTACAACGAGGTCTACGATAGTGTTCATAGTTTCAATGTGTTCTTGCTTCATGATAAAATGTCTCCTTTTAATTCTCTTTTGATACATAAATCAATGACTTTTTCGTAAAGCGAATTTTTCTTTTTGAGTGCGTGCTGGTCTTGTACGAGCGCTGAGTAAGAAATTTTGTGCAGTTCCTCCTTTGTTTTTGCTTTTTGGATTTGCGCTTTGAAGTCTTGAAGTGTTGCCATATTACCTCCTTATCTATATTTCCAGTCTCGGATTGCGTATTTAATGCGTCCTACAATGCGGTTTCTCCAGATAAATCCTGGCGTACGATACGCATTTACGACACGCCACTTAAGCCACCAGCCAACGTCCACCCCGTATCCGAAATAAACCTTGTACTTGTCGCCTTTATAGTGCCATTTACACACCAGATAACCATTTCGTTTTGTTACTTTTACCTCTGAAAACTTACCGTCAAAATGACCAACGTAATATTTCCACTTAGACCAAGTATAGTGTGTTGATTTCAACCACTCGCAGTTTCGGTCAAAAGTGCCATCGTCATTTCTTCTAACAATCATTATCGATGTTTTGTAGAACGCAAGTGTACAGTCTTTATCTCCAACATAGGAAAAATAGTTGTTTTTTAGATTAATCGGTTTATCTTTGTTTTCATGATAGTCATGATAGACGTCGTTAATCGTGTCTTCCCAACCAACCATCTCTTTCATGTCTCCGAACATTTCTTTTGAGAGCAACTTCCCGTTCTTAAACGCAATTGCTCCGTAATCCATCATAGCCATACGCCATCACTCCTTTACGCGTTTGCTTTGAAGTTAAAAATTGGAATAAGTCTATCAAGTATATCCACCGTGGGCTCTATGCATTCCATGATTTCAAGATAATCCTTGTATACAAACGGAGCCTCGTCAAGAGTGCTTGCGTTGATACAAGAGCTGAAAATTCCTTCCATCTGTTTTGCGTATTCGTCTACGGTGAACAACTCTTTTGCCTCAGAACGAGAGTATAATCTTCCTGCTCCATGAGGTGCGGAATAATTCCAGTCTGGATTCCCTTTGCCGCGACATAAAAGAAGCCCGTCACGCATATTGAGTGGAATGACGAGCAACTGGTCTTTCTGAGCAGAAATTGCACCTTTTCTCAGGTACATATTCTCAGTGTCTATATAGTTGTGAATTGAGTTGATATGTTCAAGCACACGACCTCCCATGTGCTTCGTGATTGCTTTGAGCATTGCCATGCGATTGTCGTTTGCAAAACGCTGCATAACTGCAACATCATGCAAATAGTCAGCCATGTCAGCGCCAGTCAAATAGCACAAATCTTTTTGGATGTGGAATTTGTGTTCCTTGAGCCACTGCTCTCGTTGAGTTGGCTCAATAGTCTTGATTTGCTCCATAAGAAAAATATGATTGTGCTCTTTTACTCTTTGCTCCGCGAGTTGCTGATAGTATGCGGCGACTTTAAATCCGATGTTGCGGCTTCCGCTATGAACAGACAGCCACCCATCTTCGTACGCCTCGATGAAGTGATTACCGCCTCCAAGAGTTCCTAACGCAGTCATTGCTCGCGTCTTCGAATCCTTGTCGAGATATCCCCAGCAACGAAGCTCCTCAAAATTCCACGGTTGAAATTCTGAGTGCGTGTCCATTCCAAACGGAATATACTTTCTGATAACTGCATCCAATTTATCAAGGCGGTTCTTGAAATCAATATCGGTCTTGACAAGGTCAACGCCACATCCAATATCTACGCCTACCAAGTTCGGGCATACCTTATCGGTGATTTTCATCGTCGTGCCAATTACACAACCTGCACCAGCGTGGCAGTCTGGCATGATACGAATATGTGCATTTTCACCAAGGACAGAATTTGCCATCTCGATGATTTGCGCGATTGCTTCTTGCTCAACGGTTTTTGCATACACATATATGTCGCCGTATTTAGTGTTATAAACCATTTTAAACCACCTTTCTTGCGTTACAATGATAATCAATTTCTTGCAATTTAAGTTGTATCTTTTCGATAATTGGCATTGCCTCTTTGGGGATTTTGTGATTTTTGTTATAATAAACAATTTCGTCTGCCATAATATCAAAAACATTGTCACCAAAATCACCCTTTGTCCAGATATAAACCGAGTACGACTTGATTTTATCAATGTCATAATACGGATCTATCTCATGTGCAACTGCAACAAGTTCATCGTACAATTTCAAATATTTATCTTTATCCATCTTCTACCTCCATTATTGAACCGCAAAAAGGACACGTAACTCCCCATATCTCTGTGCCATCAAACGTATATGTTGCATCATGACCACAATTTGAACAGGAGTGCGTTCCGTCTGCTTCTTCAATCCACGTACCTCGACGCAAATCCTCGTTCGGAGGGCACTCAAGAAGACACGCCAAAGCAAGTCCAGCATTTTTCTCTTTGAGTTCTGCGATATGGCGCTCCAACTCTTCAAGTTTGTCTGCTGCTTGCGTCATGGTTAGAGCGTACGTTTGATTAAACAACATACTCGCTTCAACTCTGAGCGAATTTACAATATCAGTCGTATTCATCGTTTCACCCCAAGTATTTCTTTTTGAGCGCATCAAACCTCTCGTACACTTCAAGTTCATCAATAAGTCCCTTTGAGAACGCGTCCATAATGCCGTCAAAGCCGTCAAAAATCTCACGAATAACCTTGTCTTGCTTTCGATCATCTTCGCCGTATAACCAACTGGAGCTTGAAGATGAACCCCACTTGGCCCATTTCGTACTATACTTGGGTTGCTCATGATGAACCACATATTCATCCATAAGCCTTTTAATAGCGTCGTCATTAAAATTCATAATTGCCCTCCATGAATTTCTGTTTGAATTTCAAAATATCCGCCCAAATGTTACGAACCTGTGTAACCCAACAGTTGTTTTTGGAGACCAGAGCATCAAACTCATATGCTCTGAGAATATTTAAAATACCCGCAAAAACTTCCTGCGTGATCTCAGCTTTTGCATTTTCATCAGCAGCGGCAAACTCTGTCTCTAATCCCTCATTGAGTTGTCTATATAAAGTAGAGATTTTCTTAGCCTCCTCCGCCTCTGCTCTCGGAACAACATCAGCGTGCGGTAACCCAGCAATTAAGCAGAGGAAATGTCGGTGTTCGTGATTGTGAAGTTGTCTGTGAATACTATCTTGATGCGGATTATGCTTATAGCTCTTCATAACCGCTGCCTCAAGAATGTTTGTGTCAATATAAGCCATCATTATTCTCCTTTCATGTACGCTCCACAGTTGGGACAGAATTTAGTCATATCTGCTTCGGCATCGCAAAGACTACATTTACCAACATAATGCCCCATACTATATTCTTGATATATCCATTTTCCAACGATTTGCTTGCGGTATCCTAATCTGTAGACCTCTTCTGCAAGCCAACGATAATCAACAACGCTTCTTTTATTATTTGCTTTATATAACGCAGTTGTGAGCTCACTTATTTCTTCAAGTATTTGCGCTTCGTTTTGTTCAGGCATATCATTCTCCTTTCGGCGGTTCGGGTAGCGGCATCCAATGGGTGACGGTAAACCCTGCACACGCAGACCACCTTGCCCCATTTTCTTCTAACATTTCTGATACCACCATAATAGGATTTTTAAAGTAGCCTTTTATACATACAAGAACTGTTTTCATCCGTTCGGGCAACCTCTCGTCAACGCTGATCCACTCGGTCTGCTTGCGGTAGCCTTTTTCTATCAGATTTTGTGCCGTCGTATAAAGATCAACGGATGTTTCGCCGTATTCCCTTGCCGACCACTCGTCATAAGAAATACATTCGCGCAAATCATTCCACATAATTGCTTCTTGCTTTTCGCGTTCAGTGTGCTTGTTCATCGTACTTCGCCTCACTTTCTGATTGAATTAACATCATTTGAGCGACTGCTTTTTCATCAAGCCTCAAATCTTTACACAATTCAAAAACAGCGTCAGCAATTTTGAAAGCGTTAGCAACCTCAGCGTTGTCAAACTCAACAAACAGTCTCATCTGCGCCCTCCGTCCTTGCAACCTTTTCGTTGATTCTTGCTGCACACGCGTCACACTCTTCTTTTGTCAAGAACACTTTCTTTCCGAAGTCATCAAACTTGAAAAACATCTTGAAATCAGGGTGTCTGTCGGTTCCATCGTTGCGAACAATGACGCACTCCCCAGTACCACGCATATCAATACATGCAGCAATACCGTCAATTGATCTGTAGAACTTATCCTCTGGTTTCTTTGCAACAAACCATACAACCTGACCCACTGCACACGGCAGCAACGTCATCCTCGGCAATACATCATTGAGCGCGTTGGCTACGATTCCGTTCTCTGTTTGATTTCCGTCAACATAATAACGGTTTCTAAACAAATTAAGAATCTCTTCGGACGTTAAATCTGACAACAGATACATTCTTGTAAGTTCGTTCATAATTCGAAATCCTCCTCGTCGAGAAATCTGTACATCCAGTAAATGAACGCCAACCAAATGAATACGACGTTGTAGATTGCTGCAGTTACAATGCTGGAGTTCATAGGAAAGCCCATCTTCTTTTGGATTGCTCTTGGGTCGAACATGACATCGCAGTCATCCAACCAGTGAGAGGTTCCGTTGTCGTACGACTTCGTAATCAGTGCCATCATACAACTAAGTACTACGGACATTACTATAAAAAACAGAATTACCATGACTCCTCCTTATCTTTTCCTTGTACCTATAAGTCTTGGCGGCTCCACAAAATCCCAGTCGATTTCACCCTTTTCGTACTCGACCATATGCTTGTAGTAATAGCCGTTGTGCGGGCTGGTCGAACGCTCGTAGTGAATTCCAGCGATACGATTAAACTGTCTCGTCTCGATAAATCTGTGAATATCCCCGATGTACTTTTCCAAGAATATCATTACTGCTCCGATATCCGTGATGTGCGTTTTATCCAAGAATTCTCCGTACGTCATATCAAGACTGTCTATTCTTTCGCTGAGATCTGCGGGGTAATCTTTTTCGATATAGATAAAATAAAGGTTCGACAACCAACTACGAAAATCATGTACCCAAAAACAATCGTCCTTGGTAATAATCGCGTCATCAGTGCACTGATACGCAAATCCACACAGAACTTCGGTGGTCTTATAAATCAAATTCCGATATTCTTTGAACATTGACCGCCAAGCACCAAGGTGAACCGTGTCTGTAAATTGCTTTCTGAAAGTATGTGACTTGAGTTGATCATGCAGTTCGATGAGTTGGTCCATCCATTCTTGCGTGCTTCTTTTTGTAAAGTCCATCATATACCTCCTAAAATCACTCTTCTATGTGGTTAATCTTCCATTTTCAACTCGCCCTTTTCAATTAAAACTCGTTCAATACCTTTGGCGTGTAGGTTGGTTTCGATTAATTTCAAAGTAGTTCTGTTGTGTTCTACGAAATAATTTCTCCATTTCAGTATAAGTTCTGCCTTATCATCTTCTGCAATGGTGTTTATTTCTTCTTTAAACTGCTCCCAGAACACAACAAAATCATCACACAAGTCCATAATCTCTTGTTTGATATTTATATCGTTCATACTTAATTTCCTCCTATCAAAACCACGGATGTTCTCTGAGAAGTCGTTTGTACTCCTCTAAATTTGCTGCTGTGTCAATCTTGTGTTCATTCGGATGATCAACATCATAGCCGTCCTCAATAAGCATCTGCTTACACTCATTTAGTCCGTCCAACCAGTCAGACTTGATATCATCTGGGTAGTTGAAAATATCTGCAAACCGCGTGCAGTATCCACTGAGCCAAAAAGACCAGCGTTTATCTCGCGGCAACTTGTGATATACATCATCAGGCAATCTTGCAATAATCCTCTGACGCACAGCCTTCATTTCTTCGATATTGTCTTCGGGATATCGACCTTTCCAGTCTTCATACCAACCATCCGCAATACGCTCATCCTCATAATATTGAGATTCAGCTCTTAAAGAAAGCTTGTTATGCTGAAATGCCTTTCCATCAACAAGATGTAATCTAAGTGTTTCAATGTGCTCGTCTGATGCATCGCAACTAACCAATTCACCGTTTTTCCAATGATATCCGTTACCGATACAACAGAATAAGTGGTTAAGACAGTCGCTTCTTTCTTTGAAAAGAGTTGGATAGCGGTCAAACATATCCTGAATAGTTAATTCAAGTTGCATAATTATTTCCTCCTATTAAATAGTTATCTCATTGCGCAAACTATCATGAGCATGAAATACAAGCGTCTTGCCGCGAATCTTTTGGCAGTAGTCTATTGCCGCTTCGTCTAACGTGTCGCCAAACCCAGCCGCCGAGATAAGCAACCCATCAGACTTAATATCTCCATGACTACCACACCAGATAAAATTAACAGAATAGCGCATTTTATTAGTAATGCCGCTAATACTTCCACCAACGCTGACAGTACACATCTTGCTGTCTGCAATTGACAACAAATCGTTAAACGTCATAAGTTCCTCCTTTATGTAAAAATCAAGAATGTAACAACAATCTGCAGGATATGAATGGTTTGGTCTTGTACCAAGTTGATTTTCATTTTGTTCGCTTTTAAGTCATCAACAACACAATGCACAATCATATTGATAACCAACGCAACTATCATTGTAGATGTTACACAAAACCTATTCATAAACATGATTGGCAGCATGATCATAAATGCCCAACTGAATGAGTGCGTGAGCAAAGCCGCAATATAGTCACGCTTGTACATCGGCTTATACTGCGGCTGCTCTTTCCACCAAGACTTTTGTTTCATGCTTGCCAAAATTCCTTGCAGACGATAATCATCGATGATGTGCATAAAAATCATCCACAAAAGAATAAATGACTTGTTCATGATTCCCTCCTTGATTACGAGAAATTATAGTCAATTACGTTATCAAAGCACACGGACGTATAACTGGAGAATATGTCAAGCCAACATTCAGCCTTAGTAGTCCCAGTCCCGTAAAGAACCTCCTCGTCCCCATACGCCGTGATGATAACAACCTCGAGTTCGAGGAGAAGGTCGTTTTTTGCTCTGCGGTTAATCTTATTACTGTCGTTGCTCGGCGGCAAACTCGGAGTGTTGTAGTTGTAACTGTACGTTCTCGCCTTGTACTTAAACGGTTCAGGGCACTCGGTTGCAATCAAGAACTTCGCGGTATCCATAGTGCTCATCATCTCGTTGTACATGACGTACTCGTCTTTGGTGTGCTCCCAGTAGTAACCACTCGAAAGATTTACGCCGCACAACTTGCTTGCAGGCATCAAGACCGCAATGTCAGAAAACGTTCCAAGAGCCTCCTTGAAACCAGTATTCTCGATAACAAACTCGGTGAAATCTTGGTTGTCGCAGGAATAAAACACGGCGTCATCGCTGCCATGGCGGTCAAACTCAATCATGTAATTCACGCCAAGGTCTTTGATGTACTCACTCTCTGCAAACTTCTTTGCGCCGAGACAACCGACTTCTTCATCTTCGCACAAAAGAACCGAGCACTTAAGATCTTTGAGGATATTGGCGATAATGAAGATGCCACATCTATCGTCGCCGCCAATGCCTTGAGGAGATGTAATTCTGTTGCCAACCTTGGTAAACTCAACACACGGAACCTCATGAACAGTATCCATATGAGCAACGAGCAGCACAGGGACCTCGCCCTTTGCATACAAGAAGCCATCCTCGCTGATTACATTGTATTGTTTTGCGGCCAAATACTTCTTCATGTAGTCTTTGACTTCGCGTTGTTTCATCATGCAAATCTCTTGAAAAGTTTTCATTATAATTCCTCCTTAACAGCAGCAGCACAGAAAAGCTTCTCTGTGGTGTGTATCGCCACACAACGGGCAAATTCCTCTATGACCAATACTGACAACGCCAGCCTGGCCGCTTCTCTCAGACGGGAAAGAAACGTTACAATCAAGGAAATTCGTGTAGTCTTTGTAGTGAGCGCCTTCAGATGTAGTGTAAGTACGGCATTCACCCGAACCCTTCTTGACTTTCCACATGTTGCTTTCAAGTCCGATCAACGTCGCGAGTTCATCCTGCACAAATCCTCTGAACTTCTTGTAGAGGTCAGTTGCGCCGTCGTTACCCTGCGGATATACTCTGCCCTGAATGAGAGTGCTGTTGGAAGTCGAGAAGTGGAACATGTTGCGGTAAATCTTACCTGCAGTCTGTACGTCTGCGCCTCTATCAACCACATAGGTGATAATAGAAGTTCCATCGAGCATATAACTCAACGTGCCGCCGCAGTACATTCCAGAGTACGAATTAGGCATGTTGCGCTGGTTCGTCTTGTCGATAGTATGACAGCTTGCCCAACTCTTACCGAAACTCATTGTCAGGTAGTCATAAGGATTAACGCTGATTACAAAGTCAAGATTACGAACCAGACCAGATACCATATCCGAGTACTCAGCGAACAGCTTGTTGTACTTCGGCAACTGTGCAACCTTGTAATAGTCGCACACTCTGTTAAATGCTCGGCTTGTCTTCATACCTTTGGCGAGTTTGAGCTCCTCGTTAATTCTTCTGAAGTTCGTAACGTTGTCATCGCTGATAGACGTTGCGGTAATGCGCTTGAATTTGTTCATATACTCTCCGAAACTACGATACTGCTTAGAGGATTCCTCGGTAAATCCGTCGTCTCTGAACTTCGAAATGTTTGTAGTAAAGGCTGACAGACTCTGAACAAGCGCCTCATCTTTCATTCTACTAACGTCAAAAGATCGTACGCCAGTGCTCATGTAGTCAGTCATCGTCTTACCGTCAGCGTCGACTGTCTTCATAATTGCGTCCTTCGCTCCAACATTGGCGGCGAAATATTCACAAAATCTGAAAACTTCATTCGAATCAGTATCACGCTCAAATTCTTTCGTCATGACAACTCGCATATTGCCGACGTAATTAGGAGACTTAGCGAGCAACTCAATGAGCGGCTTTTTGTTGCGGAAATACTCATCAAGCATGACACACACGCCACGCTCAGAATTGCGGTGTCTGTATGTGGTCAGCAGGTTCATGATGTCATCAACCATCTTGTCGGTGTCTGCGTATTTGCCCCAGTTAGTTTTCAAAGTACTCTTATTCATGATCTTTCTCCTTATAAATTTCAGAAATGGTCTTAAGCAGTTCATTCTTTCTCACGTCTCCAATCCAATCAGGGAGTTCATCGTATCCGTTTCCTGTCATGCGGAACAACTTACCGTACTTGTCACTGTAAACCAGAGTGGCTTCATCAGTTCTGGTTCGATACATAAAGGAATCAATGATGCCAAGCTTGTTGATTTTTGCACGAAGCGAAAATCTCTTTTTAGCTTTGAGATATACAGAGTTGCCATTCTTCTCGTAGAACTCCCACGTCTGCGGGTCGAGCGCATCAACTGTAACAATCTTATTGAATGCTTCGGGATATCTGACGAAAAATCCGCCCAGGTTGTCAAATTCACCCGTGGCACAAGCAGCAAATCTACACTGACTGAATGCGCCCTCTGCACTAATCTGACAGTTGTCGCCGTAATGACACCACAGCTCAGCAACAGAAGTTCTGACAACATCATATTTTCCGTCTTCGCGCTTAGCGAATTGCTTTGCTTCACTGCTCTCGTTTTTCGTCTTGAGGTAGCGGCACTTCAAGCACTTCGCTTCTCCAACGGCGTTACGAATATGCTCTGCGATGGTCGCTTCGTCATTGCGGATAATTTCTTTGCAGCACTTACATCTCACATAGTCCTTTCTGCAATCGTTTTCAATTGCGACGATGTTCTGCTCGGTTACAGTTCCAATACCAGTGACTCGCAATGTACCGTCCTTGGTATCAAACCTTGCTTTGCGCCATACATAATCCGAACGAAGAAGAACATCGATGTTATACTGTGCGCTGAGTTGTGCAGAGATGTCCATGTCACAAAAATCAATTACCGTGTCGCCGCGATCTCTGTAACTCGTTGCGCGACCATAACTGCCCTTGTTTGAATAGGCTGTATTATCACCGTATTCATAATTAAGTCTATCAAGAGAATACGAGTCAGAAGTTCTCCACGTTTTCCCCAACTCAATGAAGTTAGAGAACAGGATTACCGCTTCGTCGATCGTTGCGCATCGGATAGCAAGTTCTTTTTCGCTGGCGAAGAACTCTTCAAGAGTCATGCGGTGTGCAGGTGTTTCATCAGCAAGGCCAGCGATACAGGCCTCGCTCCAACACCAACCACCAATGTAGCCTTCTTCTTTATCCTCTTCCATTCTATAGTCGTAGGGCCTCACCTCTCTGATTGTCATGATCTGACCAAGCCACTGGTCCATGTAACCCTGGTCATTTTGATAACAACCATCAACCCACTGGTCAACAATTCGAACTCTATCTCCAACTTTATACTTCATATCTTACCTCCTTACTGACCAATCTTGGCCGCAATTTCGTTGTACTCTGCCTGAGCTGCTTCGTATTCTGCGTTAGCTGCATCACGCTTTGCTCTTGCCTTGTCCATATCTCTCTGCGCTCTCTGCAACTGCTTATGCAGCATTGCGTCGTGATTTACCTTAACACCACGGATAATTGCCTCCATCTTGTAGGGCGCATCCTCCATGTAGCAGAAAGCCAAGCCTTTATGCATGTTCTGTCTGCCGTCGCAGAGTGCGTTCATAGTTGCGTACTTGATGCCGTGAGCGTCTGCCGCCTGCTTTGCGGAAGTGTAGACAGTGCCAGTGGTGATGCAAAGTGTAGTTTTACCTTTTCTCATGATGTTTTTCTCCTTTTTATCAATACCCGAGTACGGGCAGAATTTCAGAATTTGCTGCGTCAAAGTAGATGTGTGCGTCTTTCAGCTCTCTCGCTGAAAGGAAGACCAGATCTTTGTAGGTTCTGTTATAGCGGTACAAATTGCCGTAACGGTCAACCGCAATCTCATGCTCAATGTTCCACACTTTACCATAAGAATAGACCGTGTTGGCAGGCAGGAACGTAACGGTTTCGTTTCTGGAATAATTGTAGCTGGGCTTTTTTGCGGCGTACTTCTTCGGTACATACTTAAACTCGCCGCACTCACTCGTCAGCATGTTATAGGACATCTCAATGATTTTCTTGACGTCCCTGAGAGATACATACTCATGGGTGAGATGCGGATTATAGTAACCGCAGGACAGATTGACTGCCGCGACTCCAAGCTTGGGAGCGATAAGACTGATATCTGTGAACGTTCCCCATGCGGTCTTAAAGCCGAACTGCTCAACGAACGCCGTGAACTCAGCGTTGTCGCAGTTGTAGAACACGCAGTCGTTCTTGCCTTTGCGGTCGAATTCAACGATGTACTTGAGACTGGGCGGGTTGCCGTGGATATAACTGTTGAAAGAACTTGCGCCCCATCCTCCAATTTCTTCTTCCATGGTGAACAGAACGTAAGGCTTGAACGGCAATTTCTGCAGCAGAGACAGAATGATATATACACCACAGCGGTCATCTCCTCCGATACCCTGGGGCGACATCATATGTCCGCTCTTAGAGTAGCAGATGATAGACGGAACACTCTTGTGAACGGTGTCGAGATGCGCAACCAACATATAGGGAGTGTCGCCCTCGGCATACAAGAACTTTGCTCGAGAGTGAATACTTTCGGTGTTATAACCGATTTCAACCAGTTCGCTGCACAGCGCATCTTTAAGACCCTCTGCTGTGTGCTGAAAAATTTGTTCAATATTAAGACTCATGTGCTGTTTCCTCCTTTACTTTACAACCAAGTTTTTTAAGCGTTTTGCCGATATGTGCATCAGTTACGCCGTGTAGCACTCCGACGAATACATTGTCAGACCACGACCAGTTATGGCCATCTAGACTAGAGATGACAACATCATTACGCGATTTGTCTCTGATTTTTACAATCCTATCTGGATAATATCTTTTCATACTGGAGTTTGCGCTATATTCACAACATGAAACATCATGCTTCATTAGTACGTAATCTCCGACATGATATGGACCACCTCTAATCAAGGTGACACCAACCTCTTTGAGCCGTTTGCATATCTCACATTCTTGGCGCTTCTTGTGATAAGTGCCGCACGACTTACACTTGACATAATTCTTGATGCAGCTCTCACACACATATCCGTCACCTACTATGTTTGTTTCTCTCGTCCACTTGCCGCACTCTGCACATTTATGAATCTGAGACATTCCGTCTTTGCACACGCGCTCAGTTCCGTGACACGTCTCGATCTCGACAGTGCTGTCAGTCATGGGCTCGTACTGCGAGTGTGCATAACAGAAGAATACATGCTCTCTACAGTAACATTCTTCTCCGATATATACTCTGTCGGCCTCATTCTCAATGAAATTGCCGCACTTCGAACATATCATCGACTTACGATGGTCACTGCACTGCAAATATCTTGAGTCTCCAGCTGCGAGAGCACGGCCGCAATGTAAGCAATAAGATTCATGACCGACTGTCATTTGCCCGTCGATGTCAATCTCAAATCCCTTGCAGAGCGAGATTGTTGGCTTTTGCTTTTCCATTTCATAATCTCTGTAATGAGATGCTTTCTCGTCTGTGTTAACGAACGTCGTGATCTTTTTGATGGACTTACTGAACGTCCACAGATTAGATACGTTCTCACACTGTGAGATTACATGCTGCATGATTTGGCGGTATCTTGTGATAATGCTGGACTCGTTATTGGGATAACACTTACCAGTTACGAGGACGCCGTTTTCATACTGGCAGCACATACGCATCAACTTTGCCTGGTCATAGAAGTCGTTTCCTGCGTAGGTTGACGGCAGAGTGTAGAGGATGAATGACGGTGCATCGAGAGCGTAAGACACACATCCCTGCTTATAACATCCACTGTACGAACTCGAACCGCCTTCGTGGAATATGTCATGACTGTTGATGTAGTGGCAACTCGACCAACTGTTCCCGTTGCTCATCAACATGAAGTCATTGAAGTGCAGAGATGCAAGAGTGATGCGCTCGATTGTCAGTTCACTCAAGGTGTCGCTGAATTTGGCGTAATATTTATCGAAATCAGGGAGCTTTGTGGCATCGTGGGTTGTGTCTCCTTGTTTCGGATAAGATACGAAGCACTGTCTTGCGAGTCTTGTAATCTTTGCTCCGACTTTAAGGATGTTGTTTACATGCTTAGGAATTTCAGCGTGTTCTCTTGCTGCTCTTTCTTTAAAATATCTGATAAACTGCTCGTCAACAGTTGCGATTTGGTTGTCAAAGTGTCTGAAATAGTCAAGTGTAAAATAGAGAATAGCAGACACATGGTCAGTTCGTACAGACGATAATCCGCTTTTCTCTGTGCAGTAACTAAGAAGGTCGACAAAACGATATGCTGCAGTGCCATAGTCGATTGCTCGGTGCTCGTCCTGCAAGAACACGATTGCTTTGTTCTGCTCATTCCAGTAAGGATGCTTGCGGAACAATTCCATCTGTCGCTGCTTGTTACGATACCACGTCTCAACGTTCTTACGAATTCCTGCCGTGGTAAATGAACCATCGATGCGGAACTTGATGAACGTTTGTTTTGCAAGTTCTGTGTAATAGTCGATTTGGGCGTCATCGGTTGGATACTGTGCCAACCACGCCGCATTTTCTGCGCTAATTGCTCTGCGCAGGTCTATTGCTTGGGTTATGGTTTCCATATTAACCTCCTTATTTTCTTGAATTATAAAAGGCGACCGAAATGGCCGCCTAACTGCTGTCGTTGTAGTTCATGATAATTGACCTCCTTTTAGTCAATGACTGGTAGTGCTACACAATCGCTGATACGGCTGTAGCCTGTTGCTTTGCAAGTCAGAATGTGCTTGTCACACTTGATGTCATTTGCACGCAGCCAGCGCATAACTGTCGGGATGGCTTCAGGGTTATTGCCGAGCCACTTATTGCAGTATCCGTGAATTTGCACAATGCTTCTATCATTGTTCATCTGAATTGCATAGAAAGGAGTTTCAGAGTCTGATTTCTTACGCAAGAAGAAAAGATTTGTCTCTCCTGTTGCGTGTCTTGTGGTATAGCTTCCGATGCAGATGCGCTGCAACTGACCTTCCATGAGAATTTCTGCAGAAGACTTGGGCAAACGGATGACATAGTCACCGTCCTCGAACTCAAGTTCCTTACGCTTTTCGTCGAGTTTGGCGCGTTTCTTATCTTCCGCTGCGAGACGCTCTGCATCTCTCAAGGAACGGAGGCGCGCTTCTTCTCTTTGTTGTTCTCTGTAGAGTTCGTCAACTGCGTCATGACATCTTGTAATGTCAGAATAAGCATCAAAATACCAGTTGATTTCTGGTCTGTTGTCTGGGATAAGTCTCTGATAACTCGCCAGAGTATCATCGACTACCTGATAAACAGTGGGGTGTCTTTCATTGAGGCGAACGAGGTTCTTGAAAAATCTCTGGGTATCAAGACCAGGGATTGAGAATTTAAGTCCTTTGAGTGTGTAACAGTTTGCACAAATTACACAAAATGCATCAAAGTGCTTCTTGAATGTTGCGATATCGATAGGACTGAGGTCATCGCCGAACACTTTGCGCATGAGTCGCAGAGGATCATCAAAACTGTTATGACAATAACGAGTGCCATGTTTTGCTTCGTAAGCAACAAGAATGTCGAGCTGCGGTTTGGTCAGTCCGACTTTGCGGAGAAAATTAGTGGCTTTGTGGTTGTAGTAACCGCCAAAACGATCCTCGAGATCTTTAAACGGAGTTCCGAGGGTTGTTTTCATTCGAACACCAAGTTTTGCTGCCTGTTCGAACTCTGGGAAACGTAAAGCGAGTATCAGGTCTGATACCCACCTTCTGTCTTCGCTGCTTAGAGCTTCAAGTATATGTTTGACTCGATTGCTTTGAGCGCAAGCGTCTTCACTATTGAAGAGATTGCTGCCACTATACTTGGGGAACATAGACTCGCACCATGTATCTCCAACCTTAACTGCAGTCTGAACCTTTTTACCTTCATCGAAGTAAATACGCTTACTCTCATTGCCATACCAGTCAATCAAACGTAAGCATGACCAACTATCGTTTACCTTGCTGTAAACAACATAACTGCTTCGCTTAGACGTATCAAGCGGCGGCAGTTCAATAGCGGTCAGTTCCTCAACCAAAGCCTGCTTAGGAGATTGCTTGATGGTTTTTATACGGTGAGTAAGCCAATACTCAAGCGCGTAAAATCCTCGGACATCATTTTTATATCCGCCGATAGTTGTAAATGTTTCGCCTGTAAGTTTAACGACTTCATCGCGCCAATTGAGACACAGGTCGAGATTTCTGAGATGACGAAACGCATCTTTAGGACAGCTTGCATAATGATCTTTATAGATTTGAGTTCTTCCAAGACCTTCACAGTTTGTATAGGAAAATACTTTATCTTTTCCGACAAACATTCTCTCTCCTGCATATTCCCACTGACGAGGTGTATCTTTACGCGATGTGTCTATGTTTACTGCGGCGATTTCGAGTTTCTGAATATCGTCATGCCACTTGACATAAGTGGTATTGAGTTTCGTGCCGCTATCAACCCAGATGTACGGGCAAGATTGACCACGCGCTCCGTAATATCCGAATGTACCATATCTGGGGTTAAGCGGCTCATCGTCATAGTTCATCCAACTTTCGGGAGTGTCTTTACGTGTGCCGTTCTGGCAGTGCAGCCAGTAACGCTTATTGAATTTCTTGTTCTTGGTTGATGCCCAAGTCACCCACACCTGGGGCAACTTGGACTGGTCTACAGTATAAGCTTCATACATGATAACTCCTCCTTACAGCACATTTTCTGCTCTTGCAACAAGCACAGCCTTGATTGCTTCGCGGGGCATATTGGGCAGGTCTTCGCAAGTTGCGATTTCCTCGCCGCTCATGGTATAGGCCTTTGCCGACTCATAGGAAACGATGATTTCCTCACCGCAGACGGTAACAACTTCATCAGCGACAATCTTCTTCTCTTCGAGATTTGCCACGGTGGTGAGATTGGAGACCATTGCAGCGATATCGCCACCGCTTGCGACATAAGCATCATTGAGCGCCTTGATTGCTGCGTTTCTGTCAACTTCGTTGGTGCTGCCGAGGATACCGACCTTCTGACCGTTGATAACGATGTACTCGATGCGAACGCCGCTCTTGTTGAGTTCGCTGCGGATTTCTACAGGGTTCTTGTTGGTGTTGATGTTTGCCATGATTATTTCCTCCTTTTAATTCATAAATGTTCCGATATAATCAATGATGATTTTTTCGGGGATAGTGATAGCTTCAATGATGTCAAAGGTTTGACAGCAAATTACGATGACCGATGCGATTGTGGTACCGATAGCAAATGCAAGAACAAAGCCCCAAGCCCAAGCCCAAGCGTTATCTTCATCCCAATATTCCTCGTCAGCTTTTTTGTAGAGCGGTTTTACAAAAATCCAGAACCCCATTGCAATAAGTGGTAGAATAACCATCCATGCAACGCTTGTCCAGATTTCATACTGAATAAATCTCCCAGCCAATTGCTCGATGTACGGGAGAACGTTCGCAGAAGTCCAATCAATGACAACTCCGAACTTTTCGCACAGCGCCTCAATCACAGCGATAATTTGATCACTTACAGTCATAATTTTCTCCTTTACTTGAATATAATTACAGACTCACCAAGCCTGTCTTTAAGAGTTTTTATTTCCTCGACCGCTCTCATGTAATTGATCTGCAGCATCTTGAGAGCGCATTTGTCACACTGTTTTTTCTTGCAATCCGCACACGGCAGATACGGGATGAGCATGATGATACCTCTCTTTCGCAGCTTTCAAATCTTCGAGCGTCTTGATTTGGTGGTTATTTTCAGCGGCAAGGTCTTGCTCTAACACAAAGTGCCAGTTGATTTTCTTCAAAAAACCGCTCTCAATTTGCTGTTTAACTTCTTCCTCAGAAAATGAAAGCCAACTTACAATTCCGTGCCAACTGAACAGATAAAATTTCACGTTAATACCTCCACTGAATTTCTATGGCGTTCGTTGGATGTATAGATGATAGGACTGCGCAGTGCAGAGTAATCAAATTGTGCCTCATTTGTATGAGTCACAGCTAACGATGACCGCCAGTTAAATTTAGAGCCAGACAAATGGCGCAGATCATCTTCAACTCGTTTGTTCAGGTCATCAACCACAAGTTCACCATATCTCAGCTCGCCCTGAAACTGGTTTGTGTGGTTTGTGTCATCAACTAAGTGTTGAAATTCTGAACTCTCGGTTGTAAAATTCCCTGCGCCATGTCTGGTAATATAGGTTCGTGATACATAACAAACCTCTAAATCTGCTTTGTCAAAGGTTCTGTTAAGCACTTTGAGAGGGTTTGCAATGCCTGTGTTACTCGGTGTTGCGTTGTCGCCGTACTTCTGATCAAGCAATAAACCTTGACCGTTTTCAAATACAACGTTGTCATAATAACGCAGCACTGCGTAAGATGCTTGACTCGCATACAAGACCATACGCCGCACGTCATTAATAAAGTTGAGCATCAATTGCCTCGAATATACGACGTCATGCCACTCGCTTGGCACGCTCTTGATGCCGTATTCCTTGAGACGCTGCATCATGTATGTATCACGAATATTGGTAAGGAAATCAATCTGCGCGTCCTTGTTCATCGCCGCAAAGTCAAAGATGTTGAAGATACACGGTTTTGCCTCATAGCGGCAAATGGTTTCCCAAATGCCCATGCCGCAACTTCCGTGACGCTTGTGGTCTCTTACTTCCTCCACAATTTGATTGATGAACATATCATAGGGAGTTGACCACTTACAACGAGGATGAACAAACAAGCGCGGCGAACATCTCAGTTGTTCAAGTTCTTGCACGAATGTCATCGGGTTAAGGATGAAATCCTCGGGGCAGTATGTGTCTGCTCCTGCCAGTGTACCTGCTCCGAAGTGCTTGAACACGTGACGCTCTCCGTCTGGAGTTGTCACGGTATGACCACGCTGCGCTCCGCCGTTACTCAACACAACAATGCAAGAGCCTTTGGCATTTGCGCAGAAGTAGTCAGTCATCAAGCCTTTTCCTTCGTCGCCGTAGTTGGCGCCTATCACAACCTTAATGTTCGTCATGATTTATCTCCTTACCAAGAAATTTCACCCATTACGCTGGGTGTGGGCGCCGCCGCAGTGACGGGAACAGAACCTCTCTCGCTTACGATCTTGATGATATCTCCGACAATTGCGTCGATGGATGTATCGATCAGATGGTTAGCGTCAAGGTATTTACCGAATGTGTTGTGAACGTACTCATGGAAACGTCCACTTGTGCCGTGTTCGACGTTGAGGTGATAGATGTCGAACTTTTCAATTGCCTCCGCGTAAAGTCTGGAGGTTTCAACGTCTGCCTCAAGATCGTCGCCAGTTACATTGGCGAGTTCGCTCTTGGGTAGATAGGGATTGAGGGGCTCGTCACCCATGGTGATGATGATACCCTTGCGGCCTCTGCTCAGGCAGTCGAGGTTGGTATGATGCAGACCGAAATACCATGCGGCACTGTAGGACTCATAGCCATTTCCTCCGCCGCCACCTTCGAAGTAAACCTTATCCAGTTGCTCTGCGATGCGGATATCGGACTCAAACTGCGAGACCTGCAGAGGAGCGCGGTCATAGGCAAGGTCACCGATGCCCATGATCATGAATTCCACGTCTGCAACCTTGGAGAACAGTTCTGTCATGACGGTGTTGAGTTGCTTTGCAACCGCAACGGCTGCTCTACCCATAGAGCCAGTTACATCAAGAGCAAGGATAACGGGGATGGTGTTGGGATGCTCTGCACTATCGCGGCACTCACGAGTGACTCTCTTGGGGTTCAGTTCTGCCGCAAGTCTGCGAGACGAGAACATTTCCTGCGTGGTGTAGTCGCCTTTGAGCGTGCCGTCCATTGCTACGGTGCGACCTTTAGAGGTTGAGTAAGACGCGAATGAGTCGCGTGTCCATGTTCCGCCACCCATCAGTCAGTTACCTCCTCGTCGTCAGCTGCATCGGTATCAAACAGACCACCGAACATATCACCCATGTTTCCGCTCATCATCATAAACGGAAGCATGGAGTTCATGCCGCTTGCTGCAGTGCCGCCGCTCATACCCTTCATCATTTCGCTCATCATCATGTACTGCATGAGCTTGTTCTTTCCGCCCTTGCCAGTGAACATATCGCCTCCGAACATAGAGACAATCTTACCGTAGAAGTAAGTATTACCCATGAATACATGGCGCTCGGGAACGATGGTGTCGACGGTAGAGTCCTCGTAGTTGATGACCGTGATGCGATTATCTCCGACCTCGATTACACACTTGGGCTTATCGTTGGAGAGGATGATATCGCCAACCTCGACCTTGTTAGTAGGAATGACGAAGAAGAATTCTTCACCGATGTCAAAACAGAAGTTGTCGCAGTTCGTCAATCTGCCAGTTTTGACGTTGTAGGACTTGTAGCCGTTGGTGGTTTTGACGGCGATGCCACCGCTCATCGAGAGTCTGCACATACCGTGTGCGACCTTGCCGAACATTTTGGAATTGATCATATTATTTCTCACTTTCTCCCCGTAAAGCCGATAGGACAGCAATTGATTACTTAGATAACAACCAGAACTTAATCCAGTCTGGCAAATCGCTTGTTGCGATAATACACGGAGCGGCGATGGAGATAATACACAGGGCAATAATGATGAGGTTGTACTGCCACTCTTTCACCACCAGCACCCCCTCCACGGCTTAGCGTTGGTGGCTTGCCGCAAGAACTTGAAGAACATTGCGTTCGGTTCGTATGGACGCATGATTATTCCTCCTTTTGCTGCAGGTCTGCTTTGATTTTATTTATTAGGGCTTTGCGAATTTCGTACCTATCAACTCCGTCAACAAGCATATGTTTACCTTGCTTGACTATGTTTTCTGCGTAAGGCACAAACCGCTCCTTCCAGTCGTCAACGAGTAACTTTTTATCGACCAAAATAGAAAAGCTGCAATAGAAATAAGAATATACGACGATATTCAGATATTGCAGCGCTGCTTTGTTTTTGTATTGATGTAAGTTGTCATCAAAACACGGAGTATCTATGAAAATGTCTCCGTCTTCATAGTTCAACACAACGATCTCTGGAGCGGTATCCTCATGTTTAACTTCAAAAGGTATAATGTGACTGTGCCACAAGCCGTTTGCTCTGTGTTGAGCGGCTGGCTCGTTGTCGAATACGTCGACGGGAATGTACATATCCTCATCTTCGCTCTCTGCGAATACTACATATACTGTCATTGCTGTTCCTCCTCTACAATTTCAATCTCTTCACCAAGAGCAGCACAGACCTGGGCAAGCGTCATTTTGCGCGGTTCTTTGCGCTCGTAGATGATGTTAGGACGGCCATGACCAGACGCAAAAATACTGAGTCGGTAATCTGATCTGTCGATAGGTCGAACGACTTTCATGACGTCATACTTATTAACGCCAGGGCATGCCATGTTATTGCTGTATGCCTCAAGGTTACACCAACCGCCACTCTGCAACATAAAAGAATTAGAGTCTTTAATGTAGATTGCTACCTCCATGTTTCTGAACAGAACGATGTCACCGTTCTTGAGGTCGAACTTGGTGAACTGCGCAAGTCCTGTGATCCACTTTTCAGACCAAGCCCAGCCATCTTCGTGTTCAGGATAACGATCTTCGCGGTCTTCTTCCATGCGATAACATGGAATTGTAGCGCACTCGCAGCCGCCACGAATTGTCATGGTTTTACCGAGCCATTTGTCCATTTTGTCATTCCAAAAACCATTGCTCGGCCGAGTGTCAACGATGCGCACACGGTCTCCTACTTTGTACTTCATGATAATACCTTCCTTTCCATGTTATAAAAATCTTTGTATTCTTTAACGATTGTAAAGCCCATTTTATTGTAAAGCGCAAGCGCGGCATTGTTGTCTTTAAGAACGTCGAGTTGAATTGGCTTGTCATGAAATTTTTTGATTATTTCAGACATCATTTTTGTTCCAAAGCCAAGACCTCTACTTTTTTGATTGATGAACAAATTATAAAGTTTGTAGAAACCTCCGCGCTGAAAATCACGCACAGTCACCTCGCCATATTTGTGATATGCGTGGTCTTGTTTAACCATGAATTCATAATGATCGTCAAGCAGTTTGCCAGTGTATGGACTTCTGTATCTTCTTAACATTTGTTTACTCCCTTCCTTTCAAAGTTATTGCAGGGATTGCCGCCCTACCACGGCTCTTGGTGACCTTTCGCACAAAAACAAACCAAGAAATGCCTTTGTGCTATCGGTTTGGGTATCGGGGATTGTGACCGTGTCCCTCTCCGCATTACACGCCCGTAGGCGGTCACTCTGCGATTATTTTTTATATTTATCAAGAATTTTGTAGGTTCTAAAATTCAAATACCACTCCAACACAACCATGAGCGCGAGTATAAATATTATTAAAAGAGCATAATACTTTGCCGCTCGTATCGCTTCGACTGCCATCCACACAACCAACGCCGTGTTGAGTGTGCATTGAAGATAAGATAAAATTTTCATATTTCCTCCTGTTCTATTGCGTCAGCAATAAAAAAAGGAGATCATCTGATCTCCTCTGCTTCTGATTTAAGTTCTTCAACGGCTTGCTTTAGTGTATCGTAGCCGTTTCCGTAAGTGTTTAACCACTTCTTGATTTGGTAGTTGCTGCACTGGTAGCCTTGGTATTCTAACGCGTTATTTACCATGTCTACTAATGCTGCGAATGCTATGGTCTCTGGTTTGCTGCGTTTAAGCATCTTGTAGAGCCACTGTGTATTGAGTACCCACATTGTGATTGTTTCGCATAGATACTCTTCGTTGATGATCTCGCCAGTTGTTAAAAAGCTTCCGTTTAATGATTCAAATGTTGCGTTGATATTTGTTTTCATATTTATTTCCCCCTCGACTGACTTCATTGTGAAGTCATTTATTGATTATATAGTACCACGCGACAAAATGAATGTCAAGGGGAAATTTGAAAACTTTTTTATATTTTTTTCAGCAACAAAAAAGACTGGATAAAATCCAGCCTTAAAGGTTTTGCAGCTCGTTGATTAGTTCCTCATTCTCTCCGAGAAGTTTCATGTCATCCACTATGCGAGCCACACATTCATAGTCGTACAGGTCTATGATTGCTGGAGCAGGAATGAACATTGCTTCGCGATAGAATTGCTCTACTTGCTTGGTTAACTTGTTGAGTCTGCGCATCTCTGCGGTCTCGTCAATAGCCATCGTGATGAAATCCAGTGGAGTTTCCATGAGTTCTCTGTCTTTGAGTTTGAGGGCGTTTGCTACTGCGTAAGCAAGGGTATAGGCTGGGGATAGTGCTGCAAGGATTATTGTGGTTGATACGGTTTTTAACATATAAAATCTCTCCTTATTTTGACTTCGTTTTGAAGTCATTTCTTGATTATAGTATATGCTTTTCATTCTGTCGTGTCAACACTTTTTTTTGCTTCGCAAGATAATTTCGTTACATTTGCTCTCGCTGCTCCATGAGTAGGTCATCCATCATGGTGTGACGGTCTATCATCTGCTGCAGCGTTTCACGGTAGCGGACGACGTTGTAAAGCATTTGGGTCATTTCCTCCTCATTCTTGCACTTAAGCAACAGAGCACGCAACGGCTCTTCTTTCGGGTCAACGATCACGACGCCTTGCTGCTTGCGCTTTTTGTGTAACATCTGCATGTCGCGCAGCATATTGATCTTTTTCTCAACAGCGATCTTAACGGGCGTCTCTTCTACATAATCGCCAAAGTCGGCAGAGGTATACTCCTGTCGATAATAATATCTTCTCATAACAGCTGTTCTCCTTTGATAATAGTTTCGAGGGCGCGGATGAGGGTGTTTCGAGTGGCTTGACCGTAGCCATGCAGGGACTGCAGGTATTCAAGCATAGCAGCGTATTCCAGACCGCCGTACATGCGGCACAGTTCAACCCAGGCCTCATAGCCTCCAAGAGTGTCCTTATTGCGAGCGTAGAACATACGGCGCAGCAGGTCATCGTGGGCATGGTCTACAAGTTCGGGTGTGATTTCGACAGTGATGGTAATTTTCATGATAGTATCTCCTTTTTTAGATAGGTGTTCGGGATGGAGCATCATTTCAGCAGACCTCCAAAGATATTGATAGGCATAGGGAAGCCGCCGCACTCATGGACGAGCAGCGAGTCAATGAGGCACAGAACAAGATAACCCCATGCTACGCATGCCAGGGCTGCACTTATGGGGCGATCGTCGAAAAGATGAGCAAGCATTTTCATGACGCAGTCAGACCTCCTTCAGAGCGCAGCACTCAACGATAATACAGACCAGAACAGTGATGACGGTTTGTGCGATGGTCATAGTACCAGCGCAGCATCCACCTATAGCACCTACGGCAACGATGAACGCGGCGCAGACTATGAGCGCAGGGATAAGTTTTTTAAGCATAGTTATACCTCACTTGTTACGTAGTAAAATTAGCCTCATGGCTTGGTATCGGGGCTGTTCTTATGACCTCGCGGTCACAAGATAAGGGCTCAACCCCGTGAGAAGCCCATCTTCGTCGGTCTGTCACACCGACAATTAGCGAAGAAGACACTTCGCCCGACATTCCTTTCACACTTCACGCTCTTGCGCCCGTCCCCAAACTGACGGCTTGCGTTTCGCCTACAACGCGTTTTGGTACATATAGCGCACGCCTTGCGTGCTTATGCTGTTGTTGTTGCCTTATGCCTTGCATAATGGCGGCGTACCAAGGCAGAATATAGCGCACCTGCGCATTATCTGCCGCTCTTCTCAAAGCCTGCTCATGGCAGTAAACCCTAATCTCTGGCGTCTCAGGTCTCTCGGATGAATAGGCACAGTACACGCGCATTAGCGTGCCCGCGCTCATCCTGCTCGAAGTAAGATATTAGTTAGTCGTTATGTATCCCGTAAATACGGTACGCATTGCGTAATGGTCACGGCTCTTTAGCCTTGGACTTTGCGCAAAAGTCCTCATGGGCATCGCACCCAGTGACACGGCGGTCATCATACTTTAGCCGTTATAATCTGTATGCGGCTATGGTTATCCCGTTCGCGGCACGTCCTACGTGCAGCGCGTTATAATCACGGCGGCATGGTCTGCTTGCCTTGCAAGCGTTCCATGCGTTACTATTGCATGCAGATATAGCGGTAAAATATTCCCGTCGTTTTTACATGAATTATCAATGAACGGGCGCGGCACGTTGTCGCGCTGTTTTTTGCGCTCTGCTGCGACTTCATGCCACAACGGGCAAAAAATCACGGGAAAACGCAAAAAAGTACCGCCGCCCATGTGGGCAGCGGTACGGGGGATAATCTCAATATCACTTGGTTTTCTTTGCGCTGTCTGCTTTGATGGTGTACGGGACTTTGAGCCCGTTCGCATGGTAGCGGCAAGTGGTCGCTATTGCTTGCATAACATCAAGCGTCTTTGCGTTTACCACTACGCCGCCGCCGCGCTTGGCTGCGGTGGTTTGTACGGTCTGCGCGATAGCATGCGCATAGTGGAAGTATTTGAGCGTGTCAAGGTCTGCGGCTGCTCTGCCCGTCACGGCTGCAAAAATAGTCTTGCAACGTGCGGCGGCGTTGCGGTGGTTGTCGTTGAGGTCAAGCGGCTGCGCAAAAGGGTTATTCTCTTTGAGTTCTGCGGCGGCTTTAGCCTTTGCAACGGCTGCAAGCGTATCAATGGCGGTATGCAGTTCGCTGTTAATGGCGTTGTTTTCGCCCATGTTTGCCGCGATGGACTCGCTAACCAACAGCGCACACCATGCAGCGGCGTTCTTGGTATAGTATGCGGTCGCGGTGTCGCGGTCTGCCTTGGTCGCGGTCTGTTCGCCGCGCTTGCGTGCGTTGTACTCTGCGCGCTGCTTGACAATATCCGCGATGGATATGCTCTGCTGCTTTTCTTTGTACGCGAGCGTGTGCATCTTGGTATCAATGTACACGGAGTACAAACCAGACACGGCAACGGCTGCGGCTACGGCTGCGGCTGCGTTCATTTCGTCGCTGTCTTTGAGCGTAACACGGGGGAAAAAGTACGCGCTTACAAAGTCGGCATACTTCATTTTTGCGTAACGCTCGGCGGCTGCCGCAAATACTCTTGCGTTGTACTCTTTGACAGCGCGGTCAAGCATGACGGGCACGATAGACAGCGGCGCGGCGGTGTTGAATACGCGCAGCGCGTTGTCAAGGTCTGTTCTGCTGTCAATGGCAAGCGGCGCGGTGGGCGCGTATGCCTTGGAGAGTGTCAGCACGTTGTCGGCGGTCTTGACTACATCCCAACCCGTGACGGCGGTGCTGCTGTCAAACTTGCAGCCGTTCTTTGCGGTCACTGTCGCGGTGGCGGTGTACGCCGTGTTATAGTCAAAATACACGGGCGTACCACTCCAAACAACGACGGCGGTGTACTGC